GCCAAGCCATTCGCTCTGGTAACGCCTTCGGCGGTGACCGCGCTGGCATCGCCGAAGGCATCCTCTCCGGGCAGCAGCAGCTGGCGCAGGCACCCGTCATCGCCGGCCTGAGACAAGCCGGCTATACCCAGGCGCTAGACGAGTACAACCGGCTCAAACAGTTCGGCCTGCAGGGTGCAGGCGCGGCGCTGGGCTGGGGCGGACTTCAACAGCAGCAACAGCAGCGTGAGTTCGACGTCGCGCAGCAGAACGCGATGATGTCGTCGGCATATCCGTTCCAGACTTTGAACTGGTACGGCTCGATCCTGGGCGGCATAGCGCCATTGCTGGGCACGACTGCTTCCGGTGCCAACAACCCGCCCGAGCAAAGTGGGCTGGGTGGCGCTCTGGGCGTTGGCTCGGCGGCGGTGGGTCTGGGCAGTGCTGCGCTTGGTGCCTTCGGTGGCGGTGGTGGCAGTGCTCCCGGTGTTGGTCCTGGCGGCAAGCGCGGCGGCATCGTCGGGCATGGTGGTATCGGGAGCTACGCACGCGGCGGCGGCATTGTCGATCTTGAACCGGGCGAGTGGCGCTATGCCGAGGGTGGCTCGGTCTGGGGTGACAGCGACGACGAGGACCGACCCAGCGAGAGCAAGGCCGAGAGCTACAGCAGAGAGCCAGAACCTTTCCGCCCGCCAGAGACGACGTCGACCACAGCTGGCGGCAGCTGGGGGCGCAATGTCGGTCAGCTCAAGACCTCGGCGCGGCAGCTGCCGCAGCCGGTGTTCCCGAGCGCGGGCGGCGGTGGCGGCGGGCAGCAGAAGAGCGAGGCCGAGCAGTGGCTCAACCTCGGCAAGGGGGCGCTCGATCTCGGCATCAAGGCAGCGCCGTATCTGGCGATGTTGTCCGATCCCAAGACCAAGACCGATGTCCAACGTGTGGGCAGGACCGACGACGGCGAGCCGCTCTATGGGTTCCGGTATCGTGGCGATCCGAAGAGCTATCCCAAGGTGGTCGGGCCGATGGCTCGGCCAATGGCCTGGGGTGGATACATTCCGCGCTTTGCCGACGGCGGTCCCACCGACGAGGACGACCAGCTCACGCTCACCGACCTGGGCGTGCTGTCTCCTGGTGGGAGAGAACTCCCACCCTCGATTGCTGGCCCGGTGCGCGGCTCGCCCGGCGGATTGCCGGTATCGGCCGAGGACATGCCCAACCTCGCGCGGGTGCGGGAGCGGTTTAGACCGGTTCTAGAGAATGATCCCAAGCTGGCGCGGCAGTTCGACGTCAACACCACGGCCGAGGTGGGTACGGACCCTGGGGCGCGGCGCTTCTATCAGGCGCTCACGCTCGACCGCGCTGCAGCGCGCGGCGAGAGTCTCCCGTATACGCTGAGCCGGGGGCCTGGGACGCCAGACCGGTTCTATCCCGCCTCGACCATGGCGGCGACCCGGCCGTCAGGCATGGGGCCAGCTCCCTCGCTGTGGATGGGCGCCAACCCAGCGAATTACGGCACCGGCAATGCCAGCTACGACCCACGCACTGGTCGCCATGTGGGGTTCGCGGGAGGTCCTCAGACGGGCTCCATACAGACCGGCAGCGGGATAGAGCGAGCCGGCGTCGAAGGGCCTGATCTGCCGGCGGTGCGGCGCTGGGGCTACGCGGGGCCGACGAGGACCGCCATTGGTCCCAGTGGTCCGCAGGGCACGGGTGTCATCTCGGCGAAGATGATCGACCGGGGCGAGCAGCTTGAGACCGGTCCTAGCGCAGCAACTGGTCCTGGCGGCACCCGCAGCAGTGGCGAGCGTACCGGCAGCATGCAGCCTTCCCTGCGCGCGGGCGAGACGAAGGATTACCCCAGCCTCGCCAAGCCGGCGCCGACGTTCGCGCAGCGGCTGGCGACCAATCCGTTCTGGCAGTTCGGCACCGCACTCATGGCAAAGCCGGGGATCAAGGGCCGCGAGCTGTCGGCCATTGGTGGCGCTGCTCAGTTCATGAGTGAGCAGCAGATTAAAGAGCGCAACCGGGTGCTCGACGAGAAGCCGCAGATGATCAAGCAGGACGACGGCTCGATTGGTTTCCTGAGCAGCGATGGCAAGTTCACCCAGATGTTCGGGCCGAGTGCATCTGAGCAGCGCGAGGCGCAGAAGCACGCCCGCGACATGAGCCTGCCGAAGGAGGTCACCACCGAAAGAGAGGGGCGGTTCGGCAGCACTCAGACCATCAAGACGCCGTATGTCTGGGATGAGCGGCAACAGAAGATGGTTCCGATGAACCCGGCGGCGACGCCGCAGCCAGAGACCCCGCAGGTCGCACCACCGGCAGCGCCTCCGCAGCCACCTGCAGCGACCCCTCCGCAGCAGCCGGCGCCAGATCAGCCGGCGCCACCGACCTCGCAGCGTCCGGTACGCCAGACCCAGGCAGCGGAGCCCACCGACTGGATGGAGATCGGTGCCAACACCGGCACGTTCTACAGCGCCTCGACGCAGCAATATAAGCAGCCCGATGGTTCCATCGTCCCTGCGCTCGATAAGGGCGTGCGGCCCACGATACCGTCGCAGACGCCCGCCGCTTCTGGGCCGGCGGTTGCGGCTGAAGGACCGGGCCTGCAGAACACCCAGCGCGCTTGGACGAGCGGCGAGGTCGCGCCGGCTGGTAGCATCACTGATCCAGCGGCGCTGGCTGTGCGCCGCAACGAGGCTGCACTGGCGGGGCTGTCGCCAGAAGATCAGCAGACGATCAAGAATATCGTCGACTACAAGGCCGATCCCAACAAGCTGTTCGTCGGCAGGACGGCCAACCTGCGCGATCCTGCGATGCGCAAGGCGCTGGAATACGATCCCACTTACAATCCTCAGTTATTGGCGCAGCGGCAGAAGGCTGCAGTCGCCTTCGGCGTCAATGGCGTAGAGGCGCGCAACATCCAGTCGCACGACACCGCTATCCAGCATCTGGGTCGCGCCATGACCAACATCGAGCGGCTCAACAACTATGACTATCAGTGGGTCAACCAAGCCAGGGACTGGGCGCAGAAGAAGATTCCCGGCATGCGTGATCCCGCACTGCAGCAGGCCATTGGCGCGCTGGACTTCGACTACCATGCCGTGGCGAGCGAGCTGATGCGTGCCTTCCGGGGCACCGGCTCGGCAAGCGAGCGCGAGGCACATCGCATCGCCGAGAAGCTCAACGTCTATGCGCCGTTGGATGTGCAGCGCGAGACCATCAGGGAGGCCACCGAGCTGCTCTACGGTCGTGTCGAGGCCTCGGCCAAGACCTACAACAGCGCGGTTGGCCCGGGCTACGAGCGCTCGCCGGAGTCCTGGCTGAGTGGCAAGAGCCGCGAGACGCTGGGCCGCGCGATCAGCATCGATCCTAACAAGCCGATCCCGGCGGCACCCACATCTGGTGCTACGCCGCAGCAACCGCAGGGGCCGGGCGCTCTGTCTGCCGAGGATCAGAAGGCGGTCGATTGGGCGCGGCGCAATTCTGATAATCCCAAGGCGAAAGAGATACTGCAGCTGCACGGGTTACAGTGATGGCCGACGACTTCGACCCAGATGCCTATCTGGCGGGGAAGCGTTCAGCGCCGGCTGAACCAGAGTTTGACCCGGATGCTTACCTGCGCAGCAAGGCGCCACCTGAACGCGGCGTGCTGCACCGTGCCGTTGCGGCTCCGTGGGAGAGTATCAAGGAGAGCGGGCGGGCAATCGCCGCTCCTTTCATCCCGCCGAAGACCAAGAAGGAAGCGGAGGAGAGGGGAGGTGTCCTCTCCAGTGCAGGCGAGGTCGGCGGTGCCATCCTCAGCGCGGCCGGTGCAATCCCAGGCGCCATCCTTTCGCCGGCACAGTCGCTGGTCTCATCCGGCTTGGCGGCGATTACACCCGGCGAGAAGACCTCCGAGCAGAAGTACGAGGAGTGGATGCCCAAGGTGGGCACCGCCTTCATGGGGCTGGGACGAGCGCCGGGCGTCGCGGGCGCTGGCAAGTTCCCGATGCCGGACCCGATCCTGGCACGCACGAAGAAGGTCCCAGCCCAGGGCAAAGAAGCCGAGGCTGGGCGCTTCCTGGAGTCGCAGGCGACCGACCCAGCCAAGCTGCGGGCCGACCTTGCTGCGGCCGACCAGGAGATCGTGCCGGGCTCCCAGCCCACCACGCACCAGCTGACCGGACAGCTCGGGCAGCAAGAGCGGGTTGCCGCGCGCACCGATCCCGAGATGGTGGAGGCGTTCAAGCAGCGGCAGGCGGCACAGAACCGCGCCCGCCAGCAGGCGTTTGAGGGCGCCGAAGGGACAGGGTCGCCGGCCGAGGTCTCGCAGCACCTGCGCAACGAACTCAACGCGACGAACGCTGCCAACGAGGCTGCCGTCAGGACTGCTGAGCAGCGGGCTTTCGAAGCCCAGCAGCGGCTGGGCGCCGAGTACGACCCCACTGTCATGGGCGAGCGCATGCGCCGCGAGATCGAGATCGCGGAGACGGCGGCGCGCGAGCGCGAGCGTGGACTCTGGCGGGCGGTCGATCCCGAAGGCACGCTGGTTGCTGATCCCGCCGGCATCCAAGCGGTCGAACGGGGCATCTATAGCCCCGCAAGGATGACACCCACGGCACGGGCTGGGGTCTCCCAGGGCGAGGCAGAGATCAGCAACCTGATACAGAACTACGGGCGCTACATCCCGTTCCAGGAACTCACCGACTTGCGCTCTCTGGTCTCGACGCGCATGCGGGAAGAGCGCATGGCGCGCGGCGCCAACTCGCCATCGTTCGTGCGCCTCGTGCGGATGCGCCAGGGCATCGAGGATGCGTTGGTGTCGAGCGTGTCTGATGTGCAGCCCACAGGCGTGGCGCGCGGAGCCGGCGCCATCGGCGCCCAGGAGCGGGTGCAGGCGGCAAGCGCGGCCACCCGGCAGCGCGCCGAGCAGTTCAATCCTTTGCGCAACATCACGCGCAGCGAGGCTGGCGAGGCCTACAAGCTGGGACCGTCCTCGGTCCCGGGCAAGATCGTGCTGCCGGGAGCCAAGGGCTACGACAGCGTGTCGAACTATCTGCGCGCTGTCGGTAACGACGCCGGCATGTCCACGGTGCAGGATGCACTGCTTGGTCGTCTGCGTGCCGAGGTGTTTGACCGCGCCGGCACGTCACAGCAGGCGCAGAACAGGCTCGAAGGCTTCTTCCGCCGTTACGGGGATACGCTACGTGCCATCGATGAGCGTGACGGCGGGGCGTTCTCGCAGCGGCTGCGCTCGGCTGGTGGTGCCCAGGGCGCCGTCGAGGCCGCACAGCTGCGGCAGCGGACAGCAGAAGCCGCGCAGGCTACTGATCAGTTCAGGAAGTTGGCGGGCCTCACCGAGGAGGCCGACATTGCCAAGACCATCGGCAACATCTTCGGCAAGCAGGACTCCGTGCAGCGTGCCGCCGACCTGATGCGCCGGCTCGTCGGCAACCCGGCGGCAGAAGAGGGCGCTCGCCGCGCCGTTATCCAGCACATGCGCAATGTCCTGACCGGTGACGTGCTGGTGGGCGACACTCCCAACGTGCGGGCGCAGGCGTTCCAGAAGTACGTGCGGCTCAACAAGCCTGCGCTGCAACAGATACTGCGGCCCGAGCAGATCGAGACGCTGGAGCTGATCGCGCGCGACCTCCTGCGCGAGACCCGCACCAACCAGACCAAGGCTGTGGGCGGTGGCTCCGACACCTATCAGATGTTCAAGGCTGGCGAGCAGAAGCAGGGGGCGATCAGGAGTATTGCTAAGCGGCTCACCAGCCCGCTGGTGGGCAAGGTCATCACGCACTGGCTCGCCGGCACCTTCGGTGGCCCGGCTGCGTCAGTGGCGCTGGCGGTGGGTGAGGGCGGGCTTGAGGCCGGGCGAGCGGCGCGTGCCGGGCGCCGGGCGCAGGAGGCCATCGACATCCAGCGCATGATCGATGAGGCCATGCTCGACCCTGCCAAGGCGAAGCAGTACCTCGGCAAGACCCACACCTACAAAGCAAGGACCCCAGGTGCAAAGACCATCCTCGGATATGAAGCAGGCGCGGCCGAGAAACAACGACAGTCGATCCCACGCCAATCGGGCGGTGGTGTTCCTGCGATTGGCGGCACAGGAGGGCGATCCCCGGGAGCGAGAGAGATTGCTCGCGCTCGCCAAGCACGCCAAGGGGCAAGCCAAGCTCTACGCGATGGTGGAGAGGCGGGGCAGCAAGAAGCCGATCAAGGCTCGCGTGAGAAGCTAGCCACAGCACTGACCAGTGCCGGGCCGTTCGGCGGCTCGCCTGCCGGTGGCGGCGAGATGACGGGGGGTATGTTCAAGACCAAGGGCAAGATGGGCGAGCCGTTGACGCGCCAGAAGGTGGTCGACACTCTGCGCCAACACGGCATCACCGATCCCGAGGTGCTCAAGGGCTGGACCGAAGGCTGGGCCCATACCGCTGAGTCGCGTGCTGCGGGTGGGGGCGTCGATGAAGAGGGTGAGAGCCTCACGCAGCCGCTGTTCACCGACAAGGACCCCGACGACGATCCGGTCGACTACGCGAGGCGGATGCGGGGCTGGGCTGCCGGGCGCCGCGATCCGGGAGAGTACAAGCCCAACCTCATGCGACCGGAGATGCGGCCCGAGGAGGTTGAGCAATACGAGGGCTGGCGTGGCCCGACCGGCCGGCGCTTCCTGCAGGGGGGTGGGGGTGTGGACCCGACGCCGCCGCCGGTTCCCGACCCGCCGCCAACACCGGAGCCGACGACCGACGCAATCGCTGGCTCGGACCTGATCCATCCATCCCTGCCGTTCTCGGACCAGGATCAGCAGCGCAAGCAAAGGGGTCTCGGCCTGATCCCAGGCATGTTTGCGGAAGGCGGTGGAGTGGACGATGACAAGCTCCCGCTTCCCGGCCAGAGCATCGGCCTGGGCAAGGAGCCGCGCGTGCCGCTGCCCACCAACAAGGCCGGCGAGACCCTGCCCGAGTACATCGTCAAGGCCTGGGGGCGCGGCGCCCGTGACTGGGCGACGACGCCGGGCCGCGCCTACCGCGAGGGTCTTACCCCCGAGGAGGAGACGAACTGGGGCGCCGGCACTGCCATGGGCATGATGGGGACCGGCACACCGTTCGCTGGTCCGGGTCTCGGTATCTTCGGTGGGCGCGGCGCGCACACGGCGAACCTCAAGATGCTGGAGAAGGCTGAGCAGATGCGTGCCAAAGGCGCCAGCCCGGAGGAGATATGGAACCAGACCGGCTGGTATCGCGGCGCCGAGGGCAAGCCCCGCTTTGAGATATCAGATGCAGAAGCGCGGTTGGCGGAGCTTGATCCCGACCAGCTCAAGCGCGCCCGCGCGAGCGGCACGGCACATCGGTTCAGCCCGGTTCTTAGCGACGTGCTGGAGCACCCCGAGCTGTATCGGGCCTATCCCGAGATGAAGGGGGTCACCGGAGAGGTGGTGACCGATCCTCTCGGGCCTAGATACGGTGGTTTCTTTCAGCAACCCCAGCCGACTCTTGTGGGCGTGGACCCGCCCTACATCAGCGTGACCGGCCAGACCAGCGACCTCGCGCTCGAAGCGCTGCTGCACGAGGCGCAACACGGCGTGCAGAACCTGGAGCGCTTCACGCCCGGATCAAGCCCGGCCCTGGCCGCCAAGGTTGTCGGACGGGGGCGTCTTGGCCAGATGGCGGAGGTGCTGGCGCAGGATAAAGGGCTGGATTACCGGATGCTCTCGCCCAAGCAGAAGCAACAGTTTCGCGACGAGGCCGGCGTCACGTCCTACGAGCTGATGGCCGGCGAGGTCGAGCCGCGCAACGTCCAGCTCCGTTGGAGGAAGGGCATCTCCCAGCTGCCGCCCTGGGAGACGGAGAACCCGGGGCGGCCATACCAGCTCGTCCCCTCGGGCCAGAAGCGCAAGCCCTTCGTCAAGCCGGTTCCCTACCAGGAGGGCGGCGCGGTCGAGGAGGAGAAGCCGCCCGAGATGCCTCCCGCCGTCATGGACAGCTGGGGTGATCCGTTCGAGCACGCTGCTCAGCGACAGGCGCGGGCGGTGCGGCCAAGGTCAGTCACCCAGGAGGGACGTAAGGAGGGCTTGGCGACCCGCGCCATCGAGAGCATGGCCCCTGATCCGACCTCGCCGCTGGACATCGGCATGACCGTGGCGGGCGGCCCCTTCGGCCGCGCTGCCAAGGTTGGCGCGGTCAGCCTGGGCATGTTGCTCGAAGGTCTGTCCCCAGCAGAGGCCGGCAGGGTCAAGACACTGGTTGAGCTGGGCGTCGATCCGGCCGTCATCCGGCGCATCCTGAAGGGAACCAAGGAGCAAGGTGGCGGCACCTTCCCATTGCATGGCCCATCGCCAACCGAAGGCCTGATGATGGGCAAGTACAGCAACGTCGACCCTCGCAGCCTCAGACTGCCGCCTGGGGAAGAGCTGTCCCGCAAGAACCTGGATGAGTTCATCCGGCGTAACTACAAGACGCTGGAGGACAAGGATCGCTTCATTGGAACATGGCGCGATCCTGATACGGGCAAGACCTACGCGGAGGTATCGCAGCGCTTCCCGGCCGAGGATGTTCGACAGGCGGTGAAGTTCGGCGAGCGCACCGGACAGATCGCCGGCTACAACCTTGGCAAGGGCGAATCATTCCCGGTTGGTAACTGGCAGGAGTTCATCCGCTCGCCTGAGTTCCGCAAGCGCATGGCCGAGATGGAAGAGGTCGGTCATGAGTATCTCAAGGGCCAGAAGTACCCGGACTGGTGGACGAACGTACCGTTCGCGCGGGTGTACGGCGAGCGGCGTCTGCCCCAGGTCGCCGGCTACACCGCATCGACCGCGCCAAACGCGGCGCCACGCGAGAACCTGCAGACCATGTCGGAGTACATGCGCCGCTCGATCAGGGGCGAGCCGATCGTCCAGCCCAGCTGGCGGATACCGGAAGGCACCATGAGCCGTCAGGCTGGCTCCGAGATCGGCATGGAGCAAAGCCGCATCCCCAACCTATTGAAGTCCGAGCGTGGCGCGCTGGGTGAGTTGCAGCGCAACAAGGTGCGCGAGGAGGCTGCAGCCTTCATGGGTGACCCCGGCGCCGTGGTGCTCGACCGGCATCAGATCAGGCTGTCGGAAGCCCCCGAGCGCAACATCTTCGCTGGTGTTGGAGAGGGCACGATCGGATCACGGCCGCTCGCTGGTGGGCAGCTCAATGATTACGAGAAGCTCAAGCGTGAGTTCACAGAGCACGGTGCCCGAACCGGGCGCGATCCACGCAGTCAAAGCGCTGATATCTGGACCGGTATCCGAGACACTATCCAGAGAACCGACGAGCTGTATGGCACGCCGTACCGAGGCTCGGCTATCCCCGGCGAGAGCAAGTCTTATGCTGATCACTTCGAGGACTTGCTGGAGGACAAGGCCAAGCACCTCAACATCAGCAAGGCGAAGATGGAGAGCGAGCTGAACAAGGGCAACGAGAACCTGCTCAGCTGGCTTCTGGTGACGACCCCGGCGCTTTACGCGGCTTATCGGCAGATGCAGGCACCTCGCGAAAGCGGAGCGCCATCCAGCGGAGGAATCCCGCGTGGCGGCGGCGAGCTATGAACAGCTCGCGCTGTCGCTCGAAGCGTTCGCGCTGGAGCAGTTCAGCCCAGGCCTGATTGTATTGTTGCTTCGTCCAGCGTCGCATGCGTTACAGGTATAGCTCGGCAGCATGAAAGTCAATCGCGCAGCGTTCCTCTACCTGGACCCGGTGCGGCCGGCGGCGAACTTCGCCCAGTGCGTGCGCTGCCGCGACTGGGTGCGCGGCGATCGCAAGTGCGTGATCCATGGCCCAACGGTCAACGTGCCCGGCACCGCCTCGTGCGGCTTCTTCGTTGACGGACCCACGCAGCCACCAGGGACTAAGACCCACGCCTGGGTGACGCCCGAGGAGTCGGGTCTCGTGAACCGCGATGTGCGCTGCGAGAACTGCAAGTATTACGAGAACGAGGACAATGAGAGTGAGTGCGGGCTCTTCCGCATGTTGAACGGCTGGCACCACGACATGTTTGAACTGGATGAGAAGGTGGACAAGCACGGCTGCTGCAACGCTCAAACACCGGGAGGCGACCATGGTTGAGCGGGTGATCTACGCGCTGATCTACATCTGCGGGATCGCGCTCTGCTACTTTCTTATTGTCTGGGTACTTGGGGCTATAGGCCTGCACCTGCCGGCGATGGTGTTGAACATCCTCATGGTGGTGCTGGTGCTGGTCGCGATCCTGATCCTGTGGCGGTTGTTCGCGGGCGCCGGCATCCCATGGTGGCCGCGCTGATGCGTGACCGTGGCCATAACGATCTGCCGTGGGCGATGGTCATTCTAGTGACGACAGTCATCTTGACGTTGTTCGTAATCTGGTTGTTCTCTCACTAGCGTACGGTCAGGGTGAGAGCGCGCCGGCCGCACGCCGGCACTGCGGCAGGAGGATTACGGACACTCTCTGCTACGACAGTCTGTTTACCGCACCGGGGCCCGGCGGCCTCGAACCACGCCGGGTCCTGCGTGGTACCATAACGACCTGATTCGGAGGTCGTTTCATGGCCGATATCCCGCCCTGGCTCTCTGTGATGCGGACCCTGACCGGGACCAAGGAGGTCTCAGGTCCCGAAGCCAACCCCGTCATTACCGGCATGACCACGGAGATTGCCCGCATCTGGGAGGATGTCCCGGGCATGGCGACCTACTGTAACCAGCCCGCCTGGGACAGCGACGAGACGGCATGGTGTGGGGTGGCCGCCGGCTTCTGTGTCAGCGAGGCCGGCTATATGCCCCCGTTCGGGGCAACCGACACCGACAAGTTCGGCTGGGCCGATAGCTTCCGCACCGATCCCAACTTTGTGCAGCTCTCGGACTATGTGCCGGGTGCGATCGTAGTGATGACTAGAAGTGGCGGTAATCACGTCACGTTCTACGAGAGCGATGCCGGCGGCGGCTACATCAACTGCCGGGGTGGCAACCAGAGCAACAGCGTGAACGTCTCCTCGTTCGCGAAGTCTGGCGTCACCGGGATCATGTGGCCGCGCGAAGCGCCGATGCCGGACATCCCGCGCGGCACCATCCAGAAAGGCTCGAAGGGGCCGGACGTCGTGGCCTGCCAGACGATCCTCGGGGTGTACCCGGCGGACGGAGACTTCGGAAGCATCACTGACAGTGCCGTGCGTGGCTATCAGGCAGCGTGTTCTATCTCGGTCGACGGCGTGGTCGGCCCCACCACCTGGGGCAAGCTCGATGATCTCGACCTGCGAGTAAAGAAGGGCAACGACGGGCTCCCTCCTGAGTTGATCGGCGAGATCGTCGACGTTGCCGAGAATAGCGCCATCGCGAACTTCAGCTGGAAGGATCGCGGCAAGGCGCCGCTTGGCTACACCGCCGGTATAGCCCTCTGCTTCGCGCTCGCCCTTGACCGGCTCAATGCCGAGGACGAGGCGGCCTGGGAGATGGCCAAGGCCAACACCCACAACGCCGACAAGGACGTATTCGCTTGGTACGCGAGTGAGTTCACCAGCCAGGGCATGGACAACAGCGAAGATGCCGATCCGGAAGATCGGCTACGGCACCTGTTCGCCTTCATGCTGGGCCTGGGGCCACGAGAGTCCTCTGGCCGGTACCCCGAGGGCCGCGATCAGTCCGCGAGCAACGTGTCCGCCGACACAGCCGAGGCGGGAATGTTCCAGACCTCCTGGGATGTTCGCTCGTGCAGCGAGAACATCCCGCCGCTGCTCACCCAATACTGGGCCAACCCCTGCGGCTTCCGCGAGGCGTTCAAGAAGGGTGTCACGCTCAAGTCATCTGATCTGGGAGGCTATGGCAGTGGACCCGGTGCGCAGTACCAGTTCCTGTCAAAGTTCGCACCCTGCTTTCATGCTCTAGTCACTGCGCTGGGGCTCAGGGATCGGCGCCAGCACTGGGGTCCGGTGAACCGCAAGGAGGTGCAGCTGCGGGCCGAGGCCGATCAGATGCTCTCTGCCGTGCAAGCGATGGTCGAGGATGCGCCGGAACCGGAGCCGCCCGAGCCTGAGCCGAGCGCGAACCGGGTCGACATCATCGCTGAGCACGTTGACGAGATCACCATCACCGGGGATGTCGATGTCACCCTCAATGGCGAGCCCTATGAGCAGCAGTAATCTGCCCATGCACACGCTTCCGCAGCATCAGTATCCCAGGCTGCGGGGTTATCAGGTGGGAGAGGACGGTGAGGTCACTGTTCATCTTTGTCTCGGCCTTCCTTGTTGTGGTCTTGATCTGCTGATCGAGCACCCGCCCACCATGACGGCGCTGGAACTCTACCGCATTGCGGGGGAGTTCGTTGCAATGCGGGAGCGAGTCAAGCAGCTACCGAGCTTCCAGAGCTGTCGGATACCCCATGAGCCCGACCGCTGAGATCGGTAAGACGGCAAACGCCGCGATCGAGGCGCTCAAGACCTCGCCGGCCTTGCTCGTCCTGACGATCTTCATGGTGCTCTACATCGGCTTCAACAGCTATCTGGGCCTGCAGGAGCGCGATCGATGGAAGGAGCTGGTCGAGACCGCCATGAAGTGGTGTCCGGCAGGCACGTATGAGAGGCCGAAACAATGAGGCGTGAACGGGTCAAGCAGCTTCCGGCGTTCAGTGTGTGCGCGGTTCCCCATGAGCAAGGTTGAGTTCAACCTTGGAGGGGTGCTGCGCTTCATCACTGAGCCGGATAACGCCGGAGCCTTCTTCACGATCCGCTATCGAGACTTCGAGATAACCGCAAGAGGGAAAGATATGGCATACACACTGTCGGTTGGCACACAAGTTCATGTTCAGGTTGCCTACGTCGACTCGGCCGGCAATCCCGCCACGGTTGATGGTGAGGTGGGCTGGAACAGTTCCGACGAGACAATCGCCACGGTCACGGTCGAGAGTGGCGATACGACGAAGGCGTTGGTCCAGGCTGTTGGCAAGCTCGGACAGGTTCAGATCACGGCCACGGCAGATGCCGATCTTGGCGATGGCGTGCGCCCGCTGGTGACGCCAATGGATGTCGAGATCGTGGCTGGCGAGGCGGTGGCCGGAACCATTACCCCGGTGGGCGCCGCTGAGCCGATCCCGTGAACTCTGGCATCACAGAACAAGCTGGCAAGACAGCACAGGCGACCATCTCGGCGCTGAGCAGCACGCCTCTGGTCTTGTCGCTGGTGATCTTCAACATCCTGTTCATGGGGCTGATCGCCTGGAGTACGCACGAGAGTGGCGCGCGCTGGGAGCGGATGATGCAGAAGGCTCTGGAGACTTGCGCCTCGAAGACATGACGTTTGGCACCCGGTTCCTGCTTACGGTCGTGATCGTGCTGGCGATCCTGTTCGCGCTGGCAGCGTTGGGCTATTTCACCGGCAACTGGGATGAGGACGAGAGCGCGCGGCCGGGATACGGGCTGGCGAGCGCGAAGAGCCAGATCATCCAGCCGGAAATATGTATGGACGAAGCCACGCGCGAGCGTATTCGCGACATCGTACTGGAAGGCATAGACGAGGCCCTCAAAGAGCACACCAAGCACATCTTCTCTATCTGGTTAAAGGACAGCACCGACCAGCCACGACGAGCGGTCACCGGCATGGCAACCGGCATTCGTGCATATCTCGGGAGTCGAGCAAACGCTTTGAAGTGGATGCCACCCGTATGTCCGGGATGAAGAACCCCGGCGCTGGATGACGCTCATACGGTGGTGATCAGTCCAGCTGCAGCTTGCTGAAGCGCGCCTCGGCCGGGTCGGGTGGCTCTGGTTTGGGAGGCTCTGGTTTGGGAGCCAGTGATGCCGGCGGCCGGGACAGAGACAGATACCTGTACAGCTCCGTATACTGGTTCGTCTGTGCCAGAGCCATCTGCTCGGCCTGTTGTCGCTGCGCTTCCATCGATCGATAGTAGGCAGCGGGGGGAGGCGGATCGCAGACGCCAAGCACGACGGGTGGCCCTCCTCCGCTCTTGCACATGTCACTTCCCATTGTAGCGCTGGAAGCTCTGCAGCAGCTCGCTCGACATATCCTCCAAGTCGCGCTCTAGCTTCTGGAGTTCCTCCCACCTCGCCTTTGCTTTGGCACGCTGCTCCTCTGCTTCCGCTTCGATCTGGTGGAGGAGGCCCTCCGCGCGAGTGACTTGGCGGCGCGCCGCTTCGATGGCTGCGTCGTAGAGCTTGTCAGTGAGTTCGACAAAGCGTGGTACTCCTTGGTTATGATGCAGCGGCGGCTTGTTGGGTGGGCGCGCATTGAGATCGCGGGCCACACCCTTCAGCGCCGCTTCGACGCGGCTAATATCATGCGCCGTGTCGGCATTCGCCAGCACCTGCTTCATCGGTACCTTCTGTTGCTCGTCCATTGTCGTGTCCTTTCACTCGCCTAAGTCTCACATCCTTGACGATCTCGCGGCCCAGCTCGGTGATCTCCCAGCCGTCAGGGTCGGAAACCTTGCGCAGGTAGCCTCGGATCACCAGCGCACGCCACACTCCATAAGGGAAGTTGATCTTCTCCCGCGAGCTGAACGGCAGGTAGTCGACTGCCGCAGCAGCCTTCAGCACGATGCACTGTCGCCAGCTAAGCAGTACGCTCACGCAGCATTGCCTCGATCTCATCACGCAGTTGCTTGCGCGTAATCCCTGGCATGATTTCTTCGATGATCACGTTGGTGATCTTCTCCGTCAGAAGGCGGAGCTGTTCGTCGCTGATTCGCGTCAGGCTCTTACCCTTGGCCTCGATCTTACGTGTGTGTGGATCGTAGATCGCTTTGCTGTAGCCGACACGCACCTTGAACGCTTCCATGGCATGATCCTTGTCGAGAAATTCGTCCGAATTGTTTGCAACAAGATGAACGAGAGCCCAAAGATACCGTAGCAACTGGATGTTCTTCTCACGTCTGATGGTGGCAGTCACATCGCTGTCCATGGAGATGATATGCAGGTCCTCTTCCGCCATTTCAGAGGACGGAAACAATCCGACCTCACCACGATAGTGGGCACGACGCTTTCGAAGAAAGGTTTCGATCACGTCGCGCCCCTCCTTGCCTGCCTCACCTCGCCGAGCCAAGCCACACCGAGGCCTGTCTTGCCGTGACGAGCCAAGCCGAGCCGAGCCGCGCCATGAACGGGCATCATTGGGTGCTCGGCAACCCTCCGCCCGTATCCTCATCATCCGGCGGATTGAGCCGCATCTCGGTGCGCTGCCATTCCGCCATCAGCATGCTCCAGTCGCTCTCATCAAAGTCGTTCTCGCGTGGGGCGACATACTGGTTCCAGAACGCCTCGGCAGCTTCCATGCTTTGCAGCTGGGCGAGTTGATTGGCGACCCAGTTCAGCGCCTCGCCTGGGTCGCTCGGCATGTTGCCGCCGCCGACCTCCGACAGGTCATTGAGCCGGCGTCCAGTCGCGGCCTGAATCATGTCGTAGGTGCCGGGGAAGTTATCGCTGATGTTCTGCAAGATCGGCTCGTTGATCGCATCCCAGGCTCTCACCTCGTCCACCGACTGCGCCTTGCCGATGTAGCGGATGAAGGCGCTCGCCCACTCATCTGGGCCCTTGCCCTGGCCAAGCACGATGCGATGCGGCTTGCTGTCGTCTGGTGTTGTCTGCGCGGGCGCCGTCTCGGCTGGCCGCTGCGAGGGCCCCGGCACCGGAGCCTTCTCCTGACGCTGATTCGCGTCCTCGTCTACATCGGGGAAGTCACCGGCAGGCACCTGGAACAAGGCCAGCAGGAAGTATTTGCGCGCGTTGGTGTGGCACTTGGCGACCGCCTTCTCGTCCCAGTTGCCCTTGCGATCGCGCGAGATGCACACCCCTGTGAAGCGCGGCTTCTCGGGCCATACCTCGCCCGATGAGTGGAGGATGCTGAACTCGTAGGTGACCGCGAGCCGGTTGCCCTCCAGTATCTCCTTGGAGACCTCGTTCTGGATCACGGCCAGACCAGCGGCGCCCATCAGCGGCGTCACCGCATAGAGCACGTCCTCCATGCGGGCATAGTTGTAGCCGAAGTACTCGTTCCGGCCCCGCTTCTCGATGGTATCGACCTTGGACATGACGGCGGCGATGGCGCCGGCAATGTGCCCGACCGGTGAGCGAAAGAACGGCGTTTCGCTGCGCGGAGCCACCGGGCCACCGTTGGTCTTCTGCGGGAGGGCCTGCTGCTCGCGCACGGCAATGGCGCGCTGAGCAATACCGCCGCCGAGGCCGCCCGGGCTCGGCTCTTTAGGCGTTGGGCTTGGAACGAGGGGCCGGCGTGGGGTGGTGGTCATTGGTCATCCTTCCAATCGTCTTCCTGTTCCTTGATCCTGGCTTTCAGCGCATCAACCGCAGCCTTGTTCTCGAAATGCAGTTCTCGCATAGAGACAGTGCACTCTGTCGTGTATTCGTTAGGTTCTTGGATGTGCAAGCCGTCCTCGTAGAAGTAGAACGCGGCGTTCTTCAGGTACGTCTCGATTGCCTCGTGGATGATCTTGCGAATGAGGGAGTGAAACAGCGATTCATCGACGTTGATGTCGATCGAGTAGCGATCTTTGTCGATCGATACTGCCTTCCACAGGTCTTCGGGCCATTCACCCAGCTCCCAGGCCGTCAGGTCAACCTTGATAAGTCGCTTCTTTGTCACACGGCCCTCGCGTCCTCGATTACGGTAACTCCTGGAACCTTGGCCCCCGCACGCACCGCCCTGTTGGCGAGCATCTGCACGGTGCCCCTCACGTCTTCGCTGTCCTCGAAGAACTTCAGACAGACCGCGTAATCATCGATCCGCGCCTTCTTGGTCGACTTGAGCGTCTGGGCGCGGCCACGAGTACCAGCACGGGGACGAGGGGCATCAGCTGCAGCTGGCTCGCCCCTCGCCGCCGCTGCCTCGGCTTCCTGTTGTTGCGCCTCCGTCTGGCGCTGGAGCCAAGGCGTAGTGAGCCGGTACTTCAGGTTCTTGTAGACCTCGGCGGCAGTCTGGAGCGGCGACCACCGCGCTTGTATTCGCTTGAGTTCTTCGTCGTGGGGCTTGCGGTCGGCCTTGCGCTGCTCCTCGGCCTTCTTCCAGAGTTCCGCCAGACGATCGGCGAGGTTGGCGATCCTGTTGGCTTCGTCCTGGTCCTGGATAGGTCCGCCCTTCAGGCGCTCCTCGGCCTCGCGCGCCAGGGGCTCGATTGCGTCCCGTAATCCTTCGAAGCTCTCATCGTCGGGCGGCTGGTTGTCGCCCATAGCGACCAGTTCGTGCTCGTCCGGCCACAGCCCACCGTTCTGAGCAACCTCACGATAGGCCTGCTCGCTTACTGGGTGCTGACCGACCCGCGTCCAGAGTTCCAGGGCGCGCTGGGGCGTCACATCATCGTCGCCAATACGACAGTGCAGCTGACCGTTCTCGTTGGGCCAGTACGCGACAGGCCGGAACGTGCGCCGCGCGCCGTAGTGCTCCTTGCGCGGCTCCCGGTAGAACCCAGCCTGTGGGTGGCTCGGGCTCATCTGCACGGGCTTGCCGTTGAGCCGGTCGTGCCAGTACTGCCATTCCCATTCAGCCATTGCTCCTCCGCACGATGTTGCGCCAGACGCGCTCTTTGCCGAGTGCCCTCCCAGCGGCTTCAATAGTTGCGTTCTGCGGGCGCTTGGTGCCCTCGGGATTGAACCACGCCCTCATGCAGGCTTGGGATGGGCCGCCACCCTTCACGACTGATGACAGCTTGGTGTCACCCAGCATCTGCTGGATTTGGTAAATGACCGGGTCTTTGTCGCGGAACGTGTAGGCGCCGTAACCGTGTCCGTTCTTCTTTGCCATCACGCACCTTTAGCCACTGTATAGGTGAAACTACCCGTCTTGCCCTTGCCCGCCTTGCGGCGAGTAAGGACCTTCGCCTTCAGGGCGCCGTGGAGCACGTTGGAGTAGCTCTTCTCGCTGAGCCCGTGCGTCACACAGAACTCGCGAATCGTGCTCGGCCCCTTCATCTCGGTAATCTTGTTCTCGCGCAGGTACTGCATCAGCATCCCAACGCGATCCTGCGCTTTCGCGCGCACCTTGCCGTTCTTGACCTGGGCATTGGCGACGGGCTGCGGTGGCTTCATCTCCAGGACATGCCCGGAGAGCGCCCAAAGCACGTAGGAAAGTTTCCGGTCGTCAACGAATATCTCGATCCTAAACATTGGCTGGCCTCCGATAACGACGACGGATGCGCTCGCGGTTGATCTCGTAGAGGTTCTTTCTCACTGCAGTGTCCTTCCATAGGGTTGGTGTGGAGAGATCGGCGGCGCCTGGGACTCCGCCAGGATGTGCTGGTGCATGCGCGTGAGGCATTCGTTGGCGATCTTGTCCAGCTCAGTCTCCATCTCCTTGCGCCACTTCTCGGTGATGCGCGGAGAGATAAGCCACATGAAGGCGATGCCGGCGTGGATGCCAGAGCCGAATATCCAGACTAGCTGCGCGGGAGGCTCGTTGTAGCCATAGAGCCCAACCCCAGCGAACGCGATGCACATCACCGCGCCGTACGTGATGGAGAAGCCCCTGCTCATCAGCACTTCAAGTGCGCGGTCTGGTTTCACGTTTCACCTTTGGGAGCGTCACCTTCACCTTCTTGGCGCGCTGCGTGTAGATCGCCTTGCGCACGCCCTTGGAGCCCGCGCCCGGCCACCGCTTGGTCTTGTTGAGCGATACCATCCTTGTCGTCATCGCTTCACCACTGTTCCATCCATCTTGCGCTTGAAGCGCTTGTCGAAACCGCGTGAGCGAAGTGTGCGGGCTGGACGAATGGCCACTGCTGAGACGTCATCAGCTTTCCGGCACTGTCCGTCCAGCCCTATCCGCAGCTGCGAGACTGCGGAGTTCTTGACTTGTCTGGAGGCCGGACGAGGGGCTGCTGCGACGTGAGCACCATGTCCAGCATGCCGTTTAGACTCGCCCGACCCTGTCCGCAGCGTAGGTGCTTCCGCTGCGGCATTCATAAACGGTTCGTTCCACGCCCGGATGCGTCGGCCCTTGTCGATGATCTTGCGATCTCGCTTTGTCTTCTCACGGTGGGCCTTGATCGGGAGCGGAGTCAAGTTCCAGAACCTGTCGGCATCCGGGTGGCCACTCTCGTGAAAGATGTTGTGATCAAAGTGGTAGAGCGAGATGATCTGGTCTTCCGTCATCTGCTTTGCGTCGTTATACGGAACACCACCCGGCAAGCGCAGCAGTGTTGCTGCAAGCTTCGTCTTCAAGCTGATGTGCTTGCGTTTAGCCACACCCAGATATATACATTACATGCCATGACAGTCAACAACGACACCCCAACTATCCAGGTCTCGTTTCGGTTGGATCGCGATCTGGTCGAACGCATGCGCGAGGTTGCGAGTTCCAAGGACTGGCCGCCGCCGCCCAGCCAGACCGAGATCGTCTCCCGAGGCATTGAGCTGGTCTTGTCCAAGCTCAAGAGCAAGCGGACTCGGGCGCGCGCAGCATGATGATCCACATCGTGCTGCTGCAGGGCGTCCGGCCGGTCGAGGCCTGGACCGACAAGCTCTATGCCATGCGCCGGTCGCAGGAGCTTGGCGGTGGAAGTGTGATGACACTGGAGCTTCGCAGTGAGAACACCCCCGAGACCGCTGCCGACAACGCGATCGCGGACGCGGACAGGGAACCCAGGGCGCGACCCGCTCAGCGAACGCGGAGCTGATTGCTATCCGACCCCGCCCGAGGCCACCTGGGCTCTCCTGAGAGCTGAGCAATTACCGGAATACATCTGGGAGCCGGCGGCCGGGCGTGGTGCCATCGCGGGCGTGTTGCGTGAGGCTGGCCACAGGGTCTCCTGCAGCGATCTTGTGGACTACGGCGGCCTGGATCAGCACGCCGACTTCCTGATCACCGTGGGTCCGCCGGTCGGATGCACCTGCATCGTCACCAACCCTCCCTACAAGCTCGCGGCACCGTTCGTGCGCCATGCGATCAAGCTCGTCCCGAAGGTGTGCATGCTTCTGCGGTTGGCGTTCCTGGAAGGCACCGGCCGCGACGATATCCTGGACAAGCTCACGAGGGTGCACCTGTTTAAGAACCGGCTCCCGCGCATGCACAGAGACAATTGGAATGGTCCGAGGGCCACCTCCACGATCGCCTTTGGGTGGTTTATTTGGGAGTGCGAGCACCAGGGGCCGGTCGCGCTGCATCGCATCAGATGGGAGAAGCTAGATGGCAATGCGGATCGCGCTGCTTAATACGCAGATAGCTCTGCGCGCGCGCCAGATCGCACACGAGGCGACCAGGACCTGCAAGGGTGAACTGTTGCCCCCCGATGACGACCATCACACGCCGAAGTGCAACAAGCTCAAGCACGAGATCGAAGACCTCTGTCGGCTAATCAAGCTCGCTTCGCACCAAGGTGAACGGCGCGAGGAGGCGGAACCGTTTGCGCTGTCGGTGGAATAGATTGGTAGTTCGATGCTGATAAGGGACTGGTATCGGCAGCAGAGACCGCTGATGGAGGCGCACGCTCGGCAGCGTGAGCGGCTGAACTACGGCGCAGGCGGGCGGCTGTGGGGACCACACAGAGAGATAGCCGGGATGGAGGGCCAAGCCTCGCTGGCGTGTGCCACCGGCAGCGAGATTCAGATGATCGACTTCGCGCAGGGCGGCGACGGCGGCGTGGACGTCTGGCTGCTCCTGTTCTTTGATGGCGAGTACCACTGGATCAAGGTTGATGCGAAGGGCGTATGGAACAAGCCGGTCTACATGCTGATCCCGACCAGGGACCTCGTCCATCGGACTGAGCCGCTGACGTTCGATCCTGTTGGAGGCAGGCTCCAGGTCGGCGCAGTGGTTGCAAACACCATCTACGTCCAGGCCTATCGCCACCGGGGCCAGGATGGGAACGAGAACAACGTCGATCTCGGCCCCTGGCCAATCAACGGCTGGGCGTGGGGCCATGAGGTGATGAAGTACTCGGCGGATTGGTACAAGGGGAACAATAGGTACGTCCACATGGTGCCGTCCTGGGGCGAGGAGAGCGTGCTCCACCCCATGGAGGAGCTGATGGCGATGTACTGTGACCGGTGGCGCATGCAGAACCTTCGGGAGCGGGTCGCCATGTACTGCGATGACGTGACGCTACGTGGAGGATACGGGGGACAGCCCCCACATGGTGGTGGACGACCAACACAGGAGGCACATCATGCCTAGCGAATTATTCGACTCTGACAAGCTCATCGCATGGCTGCGCCAGCAGCCGCCCGACGAGGAATACACCTGGAGCGATCCGGTGTTCTGCCTGATGGGGCGCTACGTCACCGACGTGGGGAGGCCCAAAGACCTCTACGGCTATAGCGACATGCCGCACTATCACGAGATTGCCGAGACCAAGCCGCACACGTTCGGAGCAGCGCTCCAGCGGGCCGAGGCACTCAAGGCGCTGCCGGCACCCGCGCTGCAGATCGAGGACAAGAGCCGCGAGCTGGTGACGGTGGAAGCGGCGGGATGAACTTCTGGGCGGACCTTCAGTACGAACCGGAAACCGGTAAGTTCTACCGGCTGAAGTCCGCTCGCAGCGTGAAGGCTGGAGATGAGGCTGGTTGCCTGAACCCCTCAACTCAGTATTGGATCATCCGCGTCGGAGGGAGAAGTTATCGCCGTGGGCGATTGGCATGGCTTTATATGACCGGTCGCTGGCCGATCGCGCAGATTGATCACATCAATGGGGTAAAGACTGATGACCGGATCGAGAATCTCCGAGAGGCGACTAATTCACAGAACGCCTTAAACAAACGACGGACACGCCAGAACACATCAGGTTTCAAGGGCGTCACTTGGCATAAACGCACTCGCCGCTGGCATGCTCAGATCAACATCGGCGGCAAGAATAAGTACATCGGTAGTTTCCGGTCTCCCGAGGAGGCCCATGACGCTTATTGGCGGGCTGCGCAGGATGGTCACGGTGCGTTTGGGAGGAAAGAGTGAAGGAACTCAGACCTTACCAAGAAGACGCCCTCCAGGCGATCCGGCAGACGGTAGGCCAGGGGGTGAAACGTCTCGTGTGTCAATCACCTACTGGGTCAGGCAAGACGTTGCTCGCGGCAACGATCGTTGACGGCGCGCTGCGCAAGGGCAACCGGCTGTGTTTCACGGTGCCGGCGATCGACCTTGTCGATCAGACCGTGGAGATGTTCTACGCCCAGGGCATCAAGGACGTCGGCGTCATCCAGGCTGACCACCGGATGACCAACTGGCAGATGCCAATCCAAGTCGCGAGCATCCAGACTATCCGCTCGCGCGGAATCTATCCCGAGGCCCAGGTCGTCGTCATTGACGAGTGCCACCAGTTGCACAAGGCGCACGTCAAGTGGTTGAGCGATCCTGACTGGCAAGCAGTGCCGTTCATCGGGCTCAGTGCAACTCCCTGGACGCGCGGCCTCGGGAAGCACTTCTCGTCCTTATTGGTGATGTCTACGACGAAAGAGCTGATCGAGGAGGGGTACTTATCCAGGTTCCGGGTGTTTGCGGCGGATCATCCTGATCTGAGCAATGTTCCGACCATGGGCAAGACCGGCGATTACAAGGAAGCGCCGCTGTCCACCGTGATGAGCCAGCAGCAGCTGATGGCGAACGTGATCGAGACCTGGAGGGTGCGCCACAACGCTGACAAGACGCTGTGCTTCGCAGTTGATCGTGCGCACGCGAAGTCGCTGCAAGAGCGCTTCCTCGACGCTGGCATCTCATGCGCGTACCAGGACGCCAACACACCGAGCGCAGAGCGTGCAGAGATCAAGAGGAGATTCCATAGTGGAGATTATCGTGTGGTTTGCAGTGTCGGAACATTGTGCACGGGCGTCGACTGGGACGTCAGATGTCTCGTCTTGGCAAGGCCGACGAAGAGCGAAATGCTTTACGTGCAAATCATTGGTCGAGGCTTACGAACGGCTGAGGGCAAGACTCACCTGCTTGTTCTCGATCACACGTCCACAACGGAGCGGCTCGGGCTGGTGACCGACGTTCACCACGATAGCTTGTCGATGGGCAAGCTCGATGAGAATAAGGCTGCTCCGCGTAAGCCGCCGCTGCCTCGACCCTGTCCGCAGTGCAGCTGCCTGATGGCGGTCGGTGTACGAGTCTGCGAGGAGTGCGGCTTCGAGCGCAAGATCGTGTCGAAGGTCACCGAGAGAGACGGTCAGCTGGTGGAGTTCGATGGGACGTTTCGCAAGAAGGGCAAGACTGATCCCAAGTTGCTGCCGTATTCGTTCGCGGAGAAGATCAAATACTTTCAGCAGCTGCGCGGCTATGAGGTAATGCGTGGCTATCGGAAAGGTTGGGCCGCGAATCAATTCCGGGAGAAGTTCAATGAAGGCTGGCCCCCGTGGTCCTGGAACGATCTCGCACCAATGGCGCCCGGCCCCGAAGTCACGTCCTGGATCAAATCCCGACTCATTGCATGGGCACAGAGTAAAGCTCGAACTGCTAGCGCTGCAGCTGGCACTCCACGGTCCGACAGCGGTAACACCCAGCGCAGTTCGTATTCTGGCGCGAAGCCCGCTGTGGCTGGAGACGAGACTACTCCTCCGTGGGAGTAATCTGTTCACCGGGGCCGAGATCAACATCTTGATGGGCGGAGTGCACCCCCATGGCTGTTGCTGCTGGGGGTGCATCCGTCAGTTACGACAGCGGGTGATAGCCCACCGTCGCAGGCTGGAGGCTAAGCCTGCCAAGCCCGGCCAGGACTGAACGCACCAAGCCAAGCCCGGCCCTGCCTTGCCTCGCCTCGCCAAGCCCTAGCTAGCCGGGCCAGGACTGCCACGCCAAGCCAAGCCCTGTCAGGTCCTGGCGTGCCGTGCCTTGCCGTGCCGTGCCTGCCGGGCCAAGCCGTGCCTGTCCGAGGCCTGCCGCGTCTTGCCGGGCCTAGCCCTGCCGGGCCTGCCGCGACATGCCGCGTCTTGTCAGGTCGGGACATGCCGGGCCATACCGCGCCCGCCTTGCCTCAACTGCCGCGACATGCCGAGCCTGGACCTGCCATGTCCAGCCGTCCGAGCCGGGCCAATGCCACGCCTGCCGAGCCAAGCCAGCGTCGGGCCAAGGCATGCCGTGACATGTCATCCACGTAGATGACGTGCCTGCCATGCCCCGCCTTGCCGCGCACCGCCGGGCCGAGCCTCGCCGGGCCAAGCCCCGCCGCACCGGGCCTGCCGGGCCGCGCCATGCCGAGCCACGTCCCACCGGGACGCGCCACGCCAAGCCGCGCCGAGCCTGCGTTACCGTGCCTAAGACTTCTACCGTTGGGCCGCAGCCCTCGGTCTCTCCCCCGGCCGCCGACGCGGCGGCTGCGGGCGAGATGGCGGTTTCTTCTCGTCGTCTTTGCCAAGCTCATTCACGATGCTGTCGAGCCGGGCGTAGAACTCGCTTTCCAGTTTGGTTGTTCGCGCATGACCATGTGCATCGACCAGCAAGTTGCGGACTCGATCCATGAGCACTGCCAGGATGCGCGAGTTCTTCTCCTTCGTTGCACTCGCAACATCGACGTACGTGCCGACCGCCGACCTGGGATCGGGGTCGTGCCGATATCGCGGAAGCACGCGCGAGAGATCGATGTCGTTGATCTCGGGACGGGGACAGCTACGGATGATCTCCTCGGCACGCGCCAAGAGATACCTTCGATGAACTCGCGCCGGGTCCCAATCGAACAACTTGTTCAACTCGCTGTTCTGATCCCTCCCCGCCTCCACGACATCGCGTGCGTTGATCGTGCCGTTACCGTCGCGCAGCTCATCGAGTGCGGTGATCTGCTCGGTCGTAAGATTCATGTGCTCGCTCCTGGTTGCTCGGGTTGATCGCTTGAACGAGAGCGCGTTACGGGATCGCGCCGCCGCATCACCTCAGCGTCGTACCAGCCCAGCAAGTCGGCGCTCTCTTCGTCAGCGAACGATGGATCATCGAGCGCTGCGAGCTGTGCCTCGCGCCCCTCTTTCTCGACAATGTCCATCCATTCGGGATGATCGTGGCTCACGACATCCCAGGAGCCGAAAGAGAATGCGCCGCGTTCCTGGCGCCCGTCGCCGACACCGACAATCATGCCGGCGTTCATCGCTAGATTGAGCACGTCGTCGAGCGTGATCAGGTCGCGCACATAGCGAAAGCTCATGGAGCACGCCCAGCGCGGGAAGTAGGCGCGCGTGCGGATGTCGGGCGTCTTGGCGATGCCGGCCTGCCGCACCATCGACATGTGCAGCTGCGGGATGCCGTACAGGAAGATCGTCGGCGTGGTTACGGTAATGAGCCGGCCCACTTCCGCTCGTGTTGCGCCCGGCGTGTCGACTGCCGCCTGGGCGAGCGCTTTCTTGATGCTGTTGCCGGGGAGGTGGACGGCGGCTGGCGCATCGGCGTCGCGGCAGCGATAGACCGAGGCGCGGAACTCTTCGAGCGGATCGTGCTTGAGGGTGGCTGCGCGTGCTGCCCGGTTGGGAGCGCGTGGGGGGAGGAGTATCTGGCGCTTCGCCTTCTCGGTGAAGCGGTTCATCACGAGCGCGCTTGTGCCCAGGAGATGGAGAGTCGCGCCCACCATCTGCAATCGACTGATGAGCGGGCGCTCCGCACCAGTCTGCTTTGCCGCTTTCGCCATATTGAGGGTTCCTGTGATCGAGTGTATATAGAACAGGCGGATGCCTATCCAACGCAGACTATATCAGGAAACTACGATGCACAAGCGGGAAGAGTCGGCGAACCTGAACGAGGGACTACGCGCCGCGATCGACGCTTGCGGTTCGCGCTATGCCCTGGCCAAGCGGCTCGGCCTGACACCGGTAGCAGTGCTTGATTGGTGGCGCATCCCGGCGGACTTGGTGGTCGAGGTGGAGAGAGTATCGGGCGTGCCCCGCGAGAGGCTACGCCCGGAGCTGTACTACTAACGCCCGCGCAGGAAGCGCTCAGCCTCGCGACCGGTGAGCGGCGGCTTGCGCAGCTTGCCGGTCAGCGCGGCTTGCTTGTGCTCCTCACGCACCCTACGCTTCTCCTTCTCCACGAGCCGCCTCTGCTCGACAGTGGGAGCTTTGTTGTGACTGTTAGCGACGGCGTAGGCCGCCTCAGCGACATCCTTGGCGAGAGGGCTCCGCTTGAGATAGGTGGGAATCTCAAGCTCATCCAGCTGACCAGCAAGTGGTTTGTCGCCGGGCTTCTCCTGCACGACGGGCGCGTCGTTAACGTCGCTCCGATCCTCGGCTACATGCACGGCTGGACCCGGCAGCGGGTCCTTCGCTACGCCCGCATCCGGCACTGGACGGCCACAGAGCTTTGAAGCTTGCCGCAGCCTAAGCCGGTCGAGCGTCTTGCGCAGACCAGGAAGCTTGACCTCGGCATTCACCAGGGCCGCGAGCGCGCCGTTGCGTTGCATCTCCAGGCGAGCGACTTGGGCACGCAGAAGGCGGATGTCTCTTTGGAGCTTTGTCTCTTTCATGGTGTTACCTTTCATGTATCGCACTAGATAGGTAGTGTAGCACATCTGCAACACTATGTCAAGATGGCAGATACCTATCTCAGTGGCATCTGACAGCCGCCCATTATTGCGATTACGCTGATGCAGATCGCCACCGCCAGGACGAGGATCGCCACCTCGCGCATGGTGTAATGCCTCATCGGCCAACCCTCTCTGAGGCCGGCACCCAATGCGTGAGTGGCCACGGCACATTGCGCTGATCAGGATGATCACCCGGCCATCCGTTGCAGTGCCCGATCTCGTGCCGCAGCAGCAGACCAGTGTTCCAGCCGCGCGTACGCATCACCTCGTCCTCGACCAAATAGATCACGCAGCTCTTAGCGTTGTGACGGGCGCATGCCAGCATCTTTGGATTATAGACGTTGCATGCTGCGCGCAGCGCTTCGAACGTCGGCAGCATTATGATCGTCAGGTCGCCATCGTAGGGCTTGTCGTACTCAGGTGGCGGCAAGATCGGATACTGCGTCTGCGGCGGACGTGGTGCCGGCGCCAGATACCCCATGTCATTCGGATTGTGGGGTCGATTGTTGGTGGGCTGGAGATCAGCCTTGGGCGCCGGGGGCGGTATGGGCACGACCTTGGAGGGCAGCGGCACGATCTTGGGAGCGGCTGTGATGTTGTTCACGCGCTGGGGGTGGACCGGCGAACTGATGCTGATCACCCCCAGCGTTATTGCCGCCAGAGCAAGCGCGAACCAAGCTAGCTGCTTGTCGGTGAACATGTTGGACCTTTCATGCGTTACCTGTGAGGATTATCCCCACAGCGATGACGACGATGACGACAAAGATAGTTGCGCGTATAGATGTTCCCGCCGAGAACATCTAATTCGGGCCGTTGTGTATGCGGTCGAATACCTGCCCCATTGTGTGGGTCTATGTGTTGAAGTGACGTCATTTCAGCCCAGCTGGCTCACGATCTGCTCGAACTTCCGCTCGCTGGTGGTGAGCCGCATGATCACCAGGAGCCGCAGCAAGCGTGCTGCAGGCTCTGGGATGGTGGCGCCCTCGGCGTAACGGTAGGGCGTACGACGCCCGAGACCGAGGACCTGGGCCATACGCAGATGCGTCCAGCCCAGGGTCTCTCGTGCATTACGGTATTCGCTCGTGGTCATGGTCTCCTCTAATCTTCCATCAGTGCTGATCCAGGATCGACGTTGCCCTCGATGATGAAGCAGTCCTTGCGTGTCAGCGGCTTGCCGCCGTTGAACTCCAGGCTGATCGTTGAGCCTGGGAGCCAGACCTTGACCTCGCGGTCCAGGTCCTCGGGTTTGACTGCGTCGATGATCGTCCGCAGCTGTCGAGCGCTGAGGCTCATCGTCCTCTCTCCTTCAGAAACGCGATGGTGGCCGCAATCTCCGCAGCCCAGGCCTCCAGGTCGGCGATGGTGTGCGCGACGTTGGAATGCTGTCGCAGCGTCTCGGTGCGGATGTCCGCCAGCGAGAGCGGCAATGGCCTGTTCTCGGTGGGCTGCGATGGCGTCGGGACCGGCGGATCGCTCAGCAGCGGCCCGTGCTCCTGGATGGCGTCCTCCAGGGTGCTGATCTCACGCTTCTTGTGCTTGCGCTTCGCCATGGTCTTGCTCCTTTCTGAGTTGGGTTGAGACATAGTCGTGGTGGTCGAACGGGATTACCGGAATGTTGTCGGCGAGCCCGTCCAGGTCGGGGCAGTCGCCGCCGATGTAGTTGGCGACCATGTGCCCGATGATCGCGCCCTGGTGGCGCTGGCGTAGCTGATAGGGCTTATCGGCGTCGGGCGGCAGCACGGTGAGCACATCGAAGAAGCTGTAGGACCCCCCCTTGTGCCGCAGCACGCCCACGGCAGTCAGTTCGGTGTTGGCGAGGCTGATCGACGTGTTCCGGTGCTTCTCGCTCTCGCGCATGATCATGCCGGCGAAGCCGCACATGGCGACCATGCCGCCGGCCTCAAAGATGTCGAGCTTGCTGCGCTCGGCAATGCCGCCCAGGGCGTGCCAGGAGAAGAACGCGAGCTTGGTGCGCTGAGCACTGAGCTTGCCTCTGCGCTGTAGCCGCATGACATAGGTGCGCACCATCACGCCATGCTCGCGGCCCGGGACCAGCGGATGCTTGTCCACCTCCCAGGTGAGTAGCTCCACGATGGCAGAGCGCTTGCGCTTGAAGTGCCCGTTGACGAAGCAGCAGCGCTCGCCCTGGGCGGCCTTGAGGCGCTGCACGCCGGCCATGAACTGGTCGGCAGCTTGCCTGGGGCCGCCCGTGATCGAGCCCAGGAACTTCTCCATGGCCTGGGTCCAGAGCGTGCAGCCCGGGGTGAGTATGCCGGCGCCCATCATCTGGCGTTCAGCCAGATCGCGGGTGAGTTGCGCGATGAAGATGCGGCCGGCGGTGCTGATCATCGCAGCATCCCCATGAAGCGGCCCTGCATCGCGTCGTAATCGTTCATGTGTAGCGGCGAGAGCGTCGCCGGCCCACGCTCGGGGCGCAGGATGAAGAAGTTCCCAGAGAGCACGTTTCCCCAGCGATCCTCGGCATTGATTATCAGCACCTCGCGCCGGTCAGGGTGCTCGCTCGGGCGCGGTCCCTCTTTCGCTTCGGTCATCGTGTTCACCGTGGCAATCCAGGCCTCGCAGATGAAGGCTAAGCGCTTCACATGCTTTGCCTGGAACATCATGCGCAGCCCGCGCTGGGTGATGTCCTTCTCCTCGTCGCTCGACCAGGGTGTGGCGATCAAGACGTGCTCATCATTGCCATCGACGACATGCCACATCGGAAGAATCTCCCCGCTCTCGCCGAATATCCGCATGGCGTTCTCGGCAGCGTTGGCAAAGAAGTCTTCAAGCTCGGTCTTGGGGGTCATGTCTCGCGTCCCTTCATGTTCTCCGGTAATCACGCCCGCCCCGGAAGCTCCTCAGCAAACAGGGCGGGCGCTTATCCGCTGGGAGCGGTCGGGGGACTATTCCCCAGCGGCATCTGGCGGCAGGAGCCTGCCATCGACGTACCGGTAATTGACCGGGTCGTCGCTCTCTACGACGCGGGTCTCGCGCACCATCATCCAGCGCATGGAGAGGTCGAAGACGTTCTGCTCGGCCTCCTCGCGAGTGGCGAATCGCAGTGCGTTGCCGCACCATTGCCCAGAGTTGTCGGCGATCACTTCGGGGGCGTAGCTCTTGGGCATGTCAGTCTTTCCTTTCATGGTCTGGGTTGGGGTCCTTGGCTTCACTGTCAAACACCATTGCCGCTGCCTCCAGGAACTTCTTCTTGTTCTCCTGGTGTGCGCCATGCACCTGCACGACGATCATGGCGGCGGCCTTGAGAAACATCGCGATAAGACATGAGAAGACATCGCGCCGCCGGCCAGCAATCTCAAATGCCTGAGTCGTGTCCTTGATCAGGTGATAGAGCTTGCCCTCGGCATAGCCCTGCAGGTCCTGCTGGAGTTGGGTGAGCGGCATCACACGGGCTCCTTCTGCCAGATGCCCTGGGCAATGCAGGCAATCTGAAGCTCGCGTTCAAACGCCTTCACGACACGCTTGAAGGTGGCCTTCGTCGGGTCGCAATGGCGGGTGCGGCTCCAGGTGCCGCTGCTTACGCTGTATTCCCATTGGCTCCATTCCCAGGCGGGATGCGCGGCTACGCGGGTGCGCTTCACCCGATATTGCTGATCGCCCACGACAATGTCGTAGCGCTCGGTGACGTTTCTCCAATCAATGGCTGGCTTGGTCATGTTTCAGTTCCTTTCATGGGTTCACGGCGGATAATTTCGGCGCGCTGGCACTCCCAGCCGCGTTCGTCCGCGACAGCGCCGGCCACTGCCAGGGCGGTGGCATCGTCAGTGGCGTTCACGGTGAGGCTCTGAGGATCGAAGACATCCAGCGAGCCCTCGGGGCGGACGTGGACGAGGAGGAGATAGCGGGTCATGGGTTTAGTGGTCATGGTGCCAAGTCACTTTGCCGCCATGACCAACGTGGGCGTGCATGCCGGCGTGGGTGTTGGGAGCGCGACCCGCTAAGGCCTGAGCTTGACGAACGAGTTCAATGAACATTGGCGACCCGGTCTTGGCCAAGATTCTGAACGAGCACGCATCCGACACGCCGTCCTTGCTCGTGTCCTCCCAGCCGGCGAAGGCGGGCGCGCCGGTTGCGGGATCGATCACGAGGCGGATGCGCCCAGCAGCGAGCCCCTGGGCGAGGCGGGTGACCGCCTCGCGTACTTCCTTGGCGCGCTCCTGGATGGTCTGGCGCGGACGCAGTTTCGTGTCGCATGCCATAGTGCCCTCCTCACAGGTCCAGCTGGCGCGGCGTAGCGCTGTAGCCCTCGAAGGGCAGATCATCGTCCAGGTCCACGCCCCGGCCCTCGCCCTCGCTTGCCTCGACCGGGGCGGCGTCGTCCAGGTCCAGGAACGAGATGCGGGCTTCCTCCAGGCGCTGGATGGCGACGTTGTCCACCTCAACGGCAGCGCCCTCGCCGGCCTTGACGATGTCGCGGGCAACCTTCCTGGCCACCTCGATGGCCTTGCTCACGCGCTCGCTGGCGTTGGGTTCCAGCATCTTGCCCAGGGTGCGGGCTTCGTTGGCGGCCTTGCGGATGGCCTGGGGATCGAGGTTCTTGACGCCATCGCGCATGGCGTCGACGAAGTCGCGCACCTGTTCGTTGATGGCGCGCACCGCCTCTACGTCATCGGCACTCACGCGGCCGATCATCACAGTGACGCCCACGTAGGTCCAGGTCGCGGTGGCGTTGAAGTCCTCGGCAAGCTGGCGCGCCTCGCGCACCGCCTGACGAAGCCTCTCCTCGCGCTCGGTCGGGCACATCAGGCCGAAGTCGCCGGCCTTGACGCAAGCCGACTGAATCTTGGAGCGGGCAGCGGAGCGGACCTTGGAGGCGCGAGCTTGCTCGGCGGGGTCCTTGGTGGTGCGCTCGGTTTCCCAACGGGCGCGGCCCTCACCCTCGGCAGTGATATGATCCTGCTCAAGCTCCAGGGTCTTGTACTTGACGTTGCCCTTGACGGTGGTGCGGGCGCGCACCAGCAGGCCGGGGCGGAGGGTTGCGATATCAGACATCGTGGGTTCCTTTCACCGGGTTGGAGTAACCCGTGCCACGTGTATATGTCACCGTGGCACGGTCTTGTCAATACATGTCATGCTAAGTCTAGCGCACGCTCGGTAGAGAACGCCGGACGCTCGGCGTCGGGGGTGGTGGCGAGACGAGCGCGCTTGCTCCAGGTGCGCAGGCGCTTGACTTGGTCGGCCATGCTGTCCACCAGCGGCACGACCTTGCTGGCGGCGTTGAGGATGTCGGTGGCTGCGAGCGCACGCTGACCATCGGTGAAGCTCGCGAACAACGCCTCCTGCACGAGGTTGGCGACCTCTGCCGCCGTGAAGGTGTCGGTGGCTTTGACGATGGCCGCCGTGTCCTCGGTGCTGAACGGCTGGCGCTTGAACTTGGCCAGGGTGACGTTGAGCACTTCGGCGCGCTCGCGCGCAGTCGGAACGTCCAGGAACCACATCTCATCCCAGCGCCCCTTGCGGAGAAGCTCGACGGGGAGCCGGTCAGGGTCATTGGCCGTTGCCAGGATGAAGGCCTCGGACTTGCGGTCATTCATCCAGCTGAGCAACACCGCGAGTTTGTCTGCGGCCACGCCGCCGTCACCGGCAGGACCCGCGCCACCGGAGAGGGTCTTGTCCACCTCATCGAGCCAGAGCACGCACGGCCCCAGGGCATCGACGGTGTCGAGCATGGCGCGGATATTCTGCTCGCTCTCGCCCAAGAACTTGCTGCCGGTCGCGCCCAGGTCGCCTTGGACGAGCGGGCATAGCCATGACGTGGCGAGGGCTTGGGCAGTGAAAGTCTTGCCGCTGCCGGGAATGCCCACGAGCAAGCAGCCCTTGGGGCGCTGGATGCCGTAGGCACGAGCCTCGGGGCTCCAGGCGAGCTTGCGCTGGACAAGCCAGGGCTTCAGGGCATCGAGCCCGCCCACCGCGTCCAAGCCGCCAGGGAGCGGCTCAACCCAGCGCAGCATGCCGTTGGAGGCGATGATGCGCTTCTTCTCCTCACTGATCACCGCTGGCTCGATGGCGCGGCTTTGCACGATGCTCTTGGCGAAGCAGCCTTCGGCCTGCGGGCCGGTGAGGCCGACAGCGGCGTCCACGATGGCTTCGCGCTTGCCGTTGAGCGGCTGCACCTTGCCAGGGTTCTGCCGGATGGCAGTGGCAATGGCCACATCGGCCATGCGGCCAAGCTCTTCACGGTCGGGCAATGGCCACTCCACCGTGACGGCGTCGTTGGCAACATCACTCGGAACCTTGGCCCCAGGCGCAAGCACGATGACGCTGGTGCCGGTGGCGGGCAGGGTGCGGGAGAGATTGCGCAGCCAGCGGGTGACGGTGACACCCGGGCCGCCATCGCACCACTTGTGCAGATCGCGGAGAATCCAGACCTCCTTGCCGCCGTCACGGGAACGCTCGCTGATCTTCTTGAGCAGGCTCACCGCATCGATGGGGGCGTTTGCCCCACCCTGGAGGGCGGCTGCGATGGGGTCGGTGGAGGCATCGTTGCCCATGCCGGCGACGGGATTGCCGCCCACATCGGTGGCACCCTCGGCGCAATCCCAGAAGAACGGCATGTAGCCCGCGCTCTTGGCGGCTTCGATCAGGCATAACTCGATCCGCCTCTCCTCGCGGGAGTTGACCCAGAGCACGCCGTTGCGTGCCTTGATCAGTGATGCGACATCAGCGCCCTGGACTTGAGACTTGGTCGGCATAGGAGGATTACCTTTCATGGGTTACGGGAATACGTATATGCCACGGTGGCATCCTGGTTTCAAGCCCCACGGCGAAAGATTACATTGATCACAGCGAGCGCGGCTATTACGACGACAACGGTGCCTGCTGTGGTCTGTAAGCTGTAGCCGTTCCAAAGCGTAATTGCCGCCACAATAATCACGGTTGCCCAGTTATCGCTGGTCATGACGCGCACCCCTCGCACACGACTTGGACGTGGCGCACGCTCGCCTTGGGAAACTTGGCCTGAAGCTCGGCCCGCACGAGGTGGGCTGGGGCATCGGCGTGGAACGGCAGCGGATAGGTGCCGGCGGGATAGGCGCCGCCCTCGGGGAAGGTGGCGGTCCAGCAATGGCCTGGGCGGTTGGGCTTGATGACGATGGTCATTGTCAGGTTCCTTTCATGCGTGTATAGCGGTTGATGGCAAGGCAAGGCGCGGCAGGGCACGGCCCGGCGATACAGGGCTGGGCCCGGCACGGCGCGCCTCGGGGGGGGGTCATGCCCCCTCCCCAATATCGAGCTTGTCTTCACCCCAGGGCAGGCCATAGCGGACGGCGCAGGCCTTGCCGTAGCCTACTGCGAGGCTCTTCTTGGCGGTGGGGCTGTCGCCGCCCAGGGCAAGGTTGCAGAACACGCAGCGGCCGGTGAGCGTGGCGCTCTCCTTGGCGACCTTGGCCGGCTCGCAGGCGAACTCACGCAGGCGCTTGGCGATGGCCTCGGTGCGACCGTTGGCAACGCGCGCCGGCTGATACTGCCCATCGACCGTTACGCGGCCCAGCCACACGCGGCGCGGGCCCCAGTCGCCTTCCTCGAAGACGTCATTGTCCTTCACATCGATGCTGCCGGGGACCTTCGCCTTGGCGCTGGCGATCGAGAGGCGAACGACGGTGTCGGCCTCGGGGACGGCCAGGGTGATGGCGGGCTTCTTGAGGCTGACCTTGGCGCGGTCGAACAACTGCAACACGCCGCCCAGGTCGCCAACGGCTTGAATGGCCTGCGCGGGCTTGGCCTGGGGCGCTAGCGACCAGACCTGATCGCCGTAGCGGTTCTTGCCCTGGTAGGTACCCAGGGTGACTTCCTGGGTGCGGCCGTCGCGCTTGTAGACGATGACGGTGCCACCGGGCTCGGCGTTGGCGGCCTTGTCCTCGGGGATGCGAACGCCCCAGGTGGTGGCGTCGAGCTTCACGTAGGAGGTCGGGAAAGACATGTTCAGTGGCCTTTCATGGGTGAGAGCGACAACGGGATACACGTATAGCACCGCAATGCATCTGTCAATGGGTGGATTACGGTAATCGTCGCTGCGGTGCAGCAATAAGTTCCTGGGTGGGGATAGTGGGGATAGCGCGCAAAGGGCTTCCCGAATCAGACGCAATCGCTTAAACGCATCAAGCCCCACAAGGATCGCTCCCTGCAGGGCTTGGTTTATGTCCGCGAGCTTGGTCGGCGCTCGGACACAAGGTCTGAAACACAAGACCTTGTACTCCGCCCCCCGACCAACAGCAAGCGGTAGATGCGCTCGATGGAACGCGACCATCGAGGCGGTGCGCTCTCAACGTTGCCGGAACCGCACCTTCCGGCACGCTAGCGGAGCATTGGCGGTGCCTCGCGCGCGCGTGCGCGGCAGCGGATATCTGGAGAGAAAGAGAGGGGTCTACCGAGTAGAGCACTATCTCTCACACTCACTGTTACCTTTGGATAGAACAGAAAGGTTCTTAGTAATTAGAAAGAATCTTTCTAGAACATCTAAGGAAGATAGGAAGAGGAGAGAATGGTGGTAAGGCACTAGAGGGGCAGAACCGGGTTGTAACAACTGAGTGGATACTGCCACGATGGCACGAGACAACTGGAGACGCATAGCGCAAGAGGCCTGGAATGCTCCTGGCTGGAAGCAAGCGGCCACTGAATACGCTCGTGATCCGCATGGATTACTTGATGACATGCCAGCAAGGGACCCTTGGGTGCGCCGGCATCAGTGGGAGAGACACAAGCGGCTTGTGCAGTTGGAGCGGGTACTGATTGGCATTGCTGTGCATGGGCCAAGCACGATGCAAGAGCCTGAGCATGCGAAGTTCATTGCGTGGGCCAAGGTGAGCTGGCGGTATACATATACGCAGATCATGGCCAAGCAGCGCGAGGAGTGGTTGAGGCGCGAGGCCGAATCGCGTCAAGCTCCTGCTGCCCATCCTGCTGGCTGTGCGTGTTGGGACTGTGTGCTGGCGCTGTATGGGGCAGCTGCCAAGCACCGTGCGGTGCTCGACCAGAGGGCGAGGGCAAAGGACGAGGCGTTCTGATGAGCCCGGAGCAGGATGATAAGGGAGCGTGGTTCATTACGTTGCCCAATGGCGAGCGGGCGGAATTTGGCAGCAACGCTGAGGCGTGGCGCTGGCTTGACCGGCATGAGCGGCGCGAGACGTGGGTGAGCAGCAAGGCACAGTGGCGCATGCCGGCAAAGTACGATGCGCCGTGATGGTATCGTGGTGGGACACATATTAGTGTCACGGTGGCAGATAAGTTCCAATGGAAATGGAGGTACCAAGGTACGCGGTTGTGGTCTACAACCAACAGCTGAAATGGCCGTACAGCGGTTTCTAGCGCTGGACCTTATGCAGGGTAGCTCCCCGTAGTCAGACCCCGCAGAATCGCTTCTAATGGCGAATGGCGATGGGGTCGTGTAGTCACATATTGACATGTAAAGCGTCAGATGGTTGCAGATGTAACGATCGGGCTATGAGCTAAGTGCCTGATATTGTTGGTAGTCGCCGGAAACTACAATCAACTACGTAGCTATACGTTGCTACGCATGTAGTTGGGGGTACGCAGATGCCACAGACACAGGACTTTGCGGTTGGCCCCGGCCCGGACGGCAAGCCGCTCTTGCATGTCGCGCACTGCCCAGCGGTGCGTGCCCAGGCCGAGGCGGGCGAGCCGGTGATGACGCTGATCGGCTGCGAGCGCCACCCGCGCGAGCTTGACGTTGCCAAGCACGATTGCCTGCGCGAGACCCTGTCATGATCGAGCCCACCTACACGATCGAGCACGACGACGGCAGCGGCGACCTGCCGGGCTGGTACGTGCGCCGCACCCTCCCTACGCCAGTGCGATCGCCCCCAGGCGGCGCCGTCTCCATCGCCGGCCCCTTCAAGCATGAGCGCAGCGCCCAACGCTGGCTGACCTTGCGCAGGCTCGAAGGCTCGCTGACCCGCATGCTGCCCATCCCACCCGCCAGCATGATGCGGCGCGAAGGTCCAACAGCATGAGAACAAGGGATGGCCAATGGCTGCGTGGACGCCTGTGCGGCAAGGGCACATCAGTGGGCCGCGACACCACAGTGCGGTTCGTCTGCGCTCAGTGCGGTGCAACAGCTGCCAGCGCCCAGATGCTGTGCTATCCAATCCCGGCGCAATCGCCCAGCGGAGCCCGTACAGCCCTCGACGGCGACCCGGAGCTGGGGTAGAGGTCGACAGGTCGCGGTCCAGCAGAAACAGCTGTAATGGCTAAGAGAACACGGTCTAAAGCCAGACCGAAACAAGCCGTAGTCCAGGCACCCGACGATGCACCCGCCCAAGTCGCTAGACGCCGCGCCAACGGCCAATGGCGGCCAGGGTATTCAGGCACGATGGGCACCGACGCGGCACGCGCACGGCGTCAACTGAATCTCTCGACCATCTCGGCCCTACAGTCCGCCTTCGACCGTTACGGTAGATCGGCCATCGAGAAGGTCGCGCGTCAGCAGCCCGCGATCTTCCTCAAGATGTTGGTATTGCTTGTCCCGCGCGAGCTTGAGATTACCCAGGCGCAGGGCCCGCGCGGGATGAGTGACGAGGCATTGGAGCAGGCTGTCCAGGCCATCGAGGGCTTCCTGGCCAAGCGCGCCGCCGGCCCTGGCGCCGACGCGCGGGTGATCGAGGCGCAGCCAGCGGCGGATGATCCATCCGCTGACAAGCCTTGATCCATAAGGGATATTCGGCGAAGTTCCCGTTCTGCCCATATCCTTACCCACACCCCAGGTCGCGACCCCACCCCAGCGCCGTTACCGTAATCCATTGATATTACGGGAGAACCGCGCGCCGCGCCACGCAGCCCCAGGGCAGGGCGCCCGGGCCCCCGAGGGGGGGTGGGGGGGGCGGCACAGAGAGCAGCTCATGGCTCAGGCCCCTCCCCCAAATCCCTCGCATTTCTCGGTCCCCGACCCACAACCAACTGATCTTACTATGATTTCGTCCGGGTTGCGCAGCAGACCCCCGGCCTTATTTCTGCGTACCTCCTTATTTGTGAAATTTCGCGCGGTGTTTCCGGGAGCGCAGGGTGGAGGGGCTGGGGTTTGCAACACGAGGACGTCCGCCTGGGTTTGCAACGCCCCCCTTTGCAACGCGCTTGGGGTTTGCAACAGTGGGGTTTGCAACGGGTGGTGACGATGGCGAGGTATGCGGGGTATCTGCGGCCGGTCCGGGATGCGATCTTGTACCGGCGTCGGCTGGGGTGGTCGTGTTTGGAGATTGCGCGTGACCTGATGGCGCGTGGGTTGGTGGAGCGGATGTGGGATGAGCGGCTGGCGAACTCGGTGCGGTATCTGTTGCGGCGGGAGGGGCAATGGGAGCCGCTGCCTTGGTGGAATAACGATCCGGCACGAGTGGCCGACGTTTCGGCTTGGGAGGAGGAGCTGGTGCTTTGGCTTCGGCGCGGGGGGTGCCGTGTGAGGGGTTGAGGTCTGGACATTCGGTCGTCCAGTGGTCGTATGTCTGGCAGTGGCGGCAGTAGGGTTTCATGAAAGGGTTCTCCGATGGACGAGGAGCGCATTCATCACGAGGTGGTTCGCGGGGTTGAGCGGGTGGATGATCCGCTGATTGTGCAGCAGTGCAAGGTTGCGCTGGCGAGGTGTGTGGCGCTGGACGGGGTGTTTGTGGGGGTGGCGTTCGAGGGCTTCCAGGGGCTTGGTGGCGAGCGTGAGGAGGTTGCTGGCGAGCTGGTGCTCACGGTTGAGCTGGCGGAGGCGGTGGCTGAGTTGCTGGTCAAGGCGGTGGCGAAGGCCAGGGCGGCGGGAGCGGACCATGATACCCAGCAGTGAGGCGGTGGCCGAGAACGTGCGCAGGCACTGCGAGGCGATGGCTGAGGAGATCGCCCGGCGGTGCGAGGTGAAGGGGCTGGATCGGGTTCTGGTGATCCGCGAGAACGCGGTGATGGTGCTGCTCGACTGGTTCCTGGGAGACTGGGTTCCACCGCACGGAAACAGTGCTAAGCTCCCGCTGGAAGGTGATTCTAACATTCCAGCTCAGGGAGATTGAGCATGCCCAGGAGCCGCACGCGACCGATCGTCGGGGATATTGTCTGGTTGCTGGATGCCTCGCCGCCGACCGCCTATCCGACGGCGGCGATCGTGGTGGGGATTGCCACCCCGGCCGGTTCCGGCTTCGGCATCGGCATGCCGGGCGCCGGGCCGATCCTCGACCTGTGCGCGTTCCTGGCCACCGGCAATACCGCGCCTGCGCTCGGGGTGAGGTTCTATTACGGCACCCGCCCGCCACCCGGGGCGGTGAACTGGTGTACCATGCCGCGGGTGAACATGCCGGCCAGCCCGACCTCGTTCCCGAGCGGCGCGGCAGTCGGCGAGTGATCCAGTTCATCCCGTTTGCGCAAACAGGAGGAGACCACCATGGCGGGCGCGGCGAAGAGCGAAGGCGGCGAGACCCTGCACGAGCAGAGGAACCTGACCGAAGAGGAAATCGCGGAGCGCACGGCGGCCAAGCTCAAGGCTGACGAGGAGAAGAGCCAGAAGGTGCGTGACGAGCTGGACGCCGAGAGGAAGAAGGCCGAGGAGCAGGCCAAGAAGGAGGCCGAGGAGGTCAGGGCCGACAAGGAGAAGGCCGAGCAGGAGGCCAAGAAGGGCGCCAAGGCCAAGAAGGAGGAGCCCGCCGCGTCCCAGCCGGCCGCCGCCGCCCCAGCCGGCAGCCACGGCAGCCGGGCGCGCTAGCTCTCGCCTCGCAGCTTCCCGGCCAGCGCGCGGCAGTCGCCGGCATACATCGCTCGGTTGGCGAACAGCTCCAGCTTGGCTGGTGTTGCCAGATTGGCAGCCAGCGCATCGAGGAAGGCGGCGGCCTCGGTGTTCTGCGCCCGCAGTCGCTCGATCTCGTCGGCGCCGTCAAACGGCGCGTCATCTGGCGTGAAGCCCATCCCTGTCAATTCGCGGTAGCCCCACTCGTGTGGACCCATCAGCCGTTTAACGATATCGCTCATGGCTTCATTCCAAACTCGGCGTCATCACAGGGCGCGACATCGGGGTCGTACTCGCGCTCGCCCCGCAGCTTCGCCGCCATTGCGCGGCAATCGGCGGCGGCTTGCTGTTGCTCCTTCAGGTGATTGCCGATGGCTGGCCAGCGCGTCATGTGGTGCGCCAGCACGTCAAGGAAGGCGGCGGCTTCGGTGATCTGTTCGCGCTGTTGCGACCGTTCGCGCGCAAGCTCGCTGGCGTCCCTTGCAAGCTCGCGATAACACTCCGCGCACATCGCGGGGGCGGTATGGCCGCATGACCAATCCCACGTTCCCGGCCTCATGTCTCGCCCCGCAGCTTGCGCGCCAGCGCGCGGCAGTCGGCGGCTTTATTCGGCCAATCGTCGCGCTCGAAGATATCCGCCAGTCCGTCGAGGAAGGCGGCGGCGCGGCGGTTGCGCTCCTCGGCAAGCTCCAGCTTGTTCCAGACTGTCTGGTTCTCGGCGCGCAGATGCTCCAGCTCGTTGCGCTCGTCCTGCGCCCGCATCGGCCAGGGCTTGTCAGGTTCGCTCTTGTTGTTCATGGCATGTACATACATGCATGGTGGGCCATGGTGGGGATGTGCAAGCTCCATCCCCGGGGAAGGGGCGGCTTGCCGGGCTTCGCGGCTCGCCTGTTGCAGGTCCGCCGAGCCCGGCCTTGTTGGAACCATGAAAGGTATAACGGGCTCCTCGCGCGCTGCCGCCGCGCCTGCGTAGGGGCACCCTAATCGACGGCGTCGTATGCCTGCAACGCCGCCTGCAGGCCACTGGCACAGGCGCGGCAGTCCGCCGCCGCCTTCCGAAACTCGGGGATCGATGCCTGCAGCGATCGAGTGCTCAGATTATCCAGGCGGCTCGCCATGCCGCGCAGAAAGCCGGCGGCCAGGGTGAGGTTGGCAACGAGGTGGTCCTCGCGGTCGCTTGCCATCGGGGGGTCCTTTCATCTGGGTTGTATAAGTGATTGGTCGCAGCGAAGTTCGCAGGGTTCATGCCAGCTCGCCCAGCTCCTTGAAGCCCACCAGGATGTCGGGCGGCGTGGGAAGCTCCCCGCGCGTGTAGCGCCACATGTGCAGCACATTGGAGTAGTTGTTGATGTAGCGGCTCTTGGGTGGATGAAATTGGATCACGCAGTCTTCCGGCTCCCAGCAGCGGTCCTTGACCCAACTCATCTCCAGCCAGTTCGGAATGCGGCGCCTTGTCGACACCGAGCAATGTTCCCAGCCCTGGGCTTCGGGATCGCTGGCGTCAGCCACGATGATGGTCAGCTTCTCGCCGCACGGCCCGGGCACCTCGTGGAAGGCGCCATAGCTGGCGCCCGGCGGGCTACGGTACTCGCCGCGCACAATACGGTAATGCTCAAGATGTGGATCGATCTTCACGCGCTCTCCTCATGGCGGCCAGCGCCTGCGATTTCGGCGGGCAATGTGGACCAGATGATGATGAACCGCGACCGAGACCCAGAAGCCCAGGTTGAACATGATCGTGCTCCACAGGAACAGCCATGCCCAGAAGTCTTCCATAACCCCCTCCCTCAGAAAGAAACCGCCGCCGGGTACGGACTGGGTTCCCGGCGGCGGCGGCTGTTCCCCTACGTAGGCGTACGACGCGGGAACAGTGCGGCAACGGCTTTGCATAGCATGGTAGACGACACTATGCACGCATATACCTGTGGATAAACGTATGTCAGGTACCCGACCCCCAAACGGGTCAACGGTCATGGCCAAACAGCTTCTTCATCGCTTCGTTCCACTTCAGGTGCGCAGCCTGCAGCGCTGCGCTGGGCGGCCGGTCGGCAAGCCGCAGATCGGCCATCAAACCGTCGATCAGCACCGTCGAGGTGTTCAGGGCGTTGCCGAGAAGCGTATTGCGCTCGACGTGCTGCGCCAGATTCTGCGCCATGAACTTGTAGGCCATGTCCTTGCGCTTCACCTCCTCTTCCAGGCCAGCGATCTTGCCGTGGGCGGCATGTAGCTCCTGCTCCAGCTGCTTGATCTCGAAACTGTGCACATTGGCCCGCTCACGCAGCTCTTTCGTCAGGTCCTCAAGGTCCTGGGCGTGGTCCTCCTCGCTCACTTTGCGTTCCTTCAGCGCCGGATCGCCTGCATCGCCCGCCTCCAGGCCTCGTGCGCGGTCGCCAGCCCGGGGCTCATCACCTGTCCCTCTGGTAGCCATAGCATCAGCGCCTCGATCAGCTGGCAGGAACGATCGAGCGCGTGGATCACCAACGCAGCATCGCGCCGGCATGCTGCCAGCTCGTCCTTGAGCTGCGCGACCTCGTGCAGTGCCTCGACCCCGTCGTCCATGCCCGCTGCTACCATGTATTGATTATGGATACAACGGCGCGTATTGTCGAATCATGGGGACAAAGCGCAAGCTTCCCACCGGGCCGGTCAAGGCCCTGCGCTCGTCGGCGATGATGATCCGCGTCACCGACGTCCAACGCCGCGCCTTCGAACGCCGGGCATCGATGTCGGGGCTCAGCACATCGTCGTGGGCCCGGATGATCCTGCTGCGGCAGGTCTCGCGCGAGGAATTGGAGGAGGGAGACGAGAAATGAGCCTGGGTGAAGATCGCGTGCGGCTGGGGTTCAATCCCTCAGCGGATAACGTGGTGGATCAGTTCAAGCGGATGACCGCAGATTTGATCGATGCGTGCAACGAGAACAACAGCATCGGCAAGTCCTCCGAAGAGGGCCGGCTGTGGGCATTGGCTATGACGTACTATGAGATCGCTGCGATGTTCGCGGTGAAAGCAGCAACCGCATCGCAGAAGCCGAGCATCGATCCTGCGGTGAAAGAATATCCCGCCGACCATCCGGCGTCCGGTGACCTCGGGAGCGTGCCGCTTTGAGCTGGGTTGACGGCGAGGCGGCCTGGATTGCCGCGCACTATCTGCATGGCCACACCCAGCGCCAGATTGCCGATGAGCTGGGGCTTACTCCCGCCTGCATCAATGTCCAGGTCAGAAGGTTCTGTGAAGTGTGGGCACGGCAATCGGTGGAGCTGGTCTACGACAGTGCGCGCAAGGTCGTCCTGCGCCGCGCACTCGATCGCTATCTCATTGGCGGCGGTGTGCCCATTAAGCCGGACACGGCGACTAAGCGCGCCTTGCTGCGGCCAATCCCGTACTTCGATGAGACTTACAGCAAAGCGCGTTATGAGCACGCTTGGCTGTTGCGGGCCGAGGGCGAATCCCTGCAAGTGATCGGAGATCGCGTCGGGGTCAGCAGGGAGCGGGCGGGCCAGATGATCCTGAAGTACGGCCGGACCATGACGTGGGCGATGCTGCGCACCCGGTTCAGGATTGCAGCATGACCGACACTGCCGTCGCAGCGCTCAACACCGGGCTCGATAAGTTTCCGATCACCGAGCAGCAGGCGCTTGAGACGCTCAAGACGCTCAAGGCGGAGATCGCCGTCCGCGCCAATCGCAAGAAGCAGGCCAAGGCCGGCGGGCTGATCGAGTTCGTGCGCTACTTCTGGAGCGTGCTGGAGCCCGAGACCAAGATGGTCGAAGGCTGGCTCCTGGAAGCCATCTGCGAGCACCTGGAAGCGATTACCTTCGGCAAGATCACGCGCTGCCTGATCAACGTGCCGCCAGGATCGATGAAGTCGCTCATGGTGAACGTGTTCTGGCCCGCCTGGGAATGGGGGCCGATGAACATGCCGCACCTGCGCTACGTCTCTTTCAGTTATTCGAGCGGCCTGACCGAGCGCGATAACACCAAGTTCCGCAAGCTGGTGATGAGTGAGAAGTACAAGGAGCTGTGGGGTGAAAGGTTCAACCTTGAGAAGGAAGGCGAGATCAAGATCACCAACGACAAGACGGGGTCGAAGTTCGCGTCGTCGGTCAAGGGCATCGGAACCGGAGAGCGTGGAGATCGCGTGGTCATCGATGACCCTCACGATGTTCATAAGAGCGAATCAGACGTGGTTCGAACTGACACCGTGCGCTGGTTTCGAGAGACGATCACGGATCGACTTAACAACCTTGACGACAGTGCCATCATCATCATTATGCAGCGCGTTCATCAGTCTGATATCAGCGGCTTTATCCTTGAGCAGGGTTGGGCGTACTGCCACCTCATGGTCCCCATGGAGTTCGAAGCCGGACGTGAGCCATTCAATCCGCTCGGCTGGAAGGACCCGCGCACCGAAGATGGCGATCTCGCATGGCCCGAACGTTTCTCCCCCGAAGCGGTCGCCAACATCGAGCGCGAGAAGGGCAGCTTCGCCTACGCCGGGCAGTATCAGCAAAGACCTTCGCCCCGAGGGGGAGGAATAATCCAGCGCAACTGGTGGCGACCCTACACTGAAGCTGAATGCCCAAAGTTCGGCGTCCCGTGGCCGAAGTTTCCGGTGATGAGCTACACCGTGCTCTCGCTCGACACCGCGCAGACCGAGAAGAAGCAGAACGATCCCACGGCGGGCGTCGTGTTGGGTGTGTGCCGCGACATCTGGGAGAACCGGAGATTAATACTCATGTGGGCGTGGGCGGAACGCCTGGAGCTGTACGAGCTGGTCAAGAAGATCGAGGAAACCTGCAAGAAGTTCAAGGTCGACCGGGTTCTGATCGAGGACAAAGCCTCGGGTTATCCGGTCAGCCAGGAGCTGCGCCGTCGCGGGAGAGTGATCTCCGATGTGATGAGCCACAACCCCAAGACCGCCGACCGCGCTGACTTCGGTGTGACGCTCATTACGCCGGAAGGCGATCACGTCGCCCGCGCCTATGCCTGCCAGAACCTGTTCGAGTGCGGAATGATCTATGCCCCGGCCGAGGGCACCGGCATGGGCGACTTCCTGTTCAAGGATTGGGCCGATCGCGTCATTGGCGAGCTGGCCGACATGCCCAAGGGCACGCACGATGATCTTGCGGATGCCATGACCCAGGCGCTCACGCATATGCGGAAATTGGGCCTCGCGACCCTGCCGGACGAGGACGAGCTGGAGGATCTGATCGAGAAGAAGACCTACCGGCGCGAGCCCTCTCCATTGTATCCGGCTTACGGCGGCGGATTGACCATTCCCCTGCGATAATTGGAGTTACGTGGATGATTGCGGATATTCGTGATACCGACGAGGTCGACTTCCTGCGGCATTGGTCGGAACGGGTCTGGGACACCGTGCAGCTCGCGCAGATCAAGGCCATCGAAGAGCAGATGGTCAACTACGCCATGACGGCGTGGCGGCCGGCAGGAAGCATCCTCCCACCAAGCGACATCCTCATTATCTGCGCGTGCGAAGAGGGCGTGGTGCTGATGGTGCAGAACCAGTTCGGCGAGTGGCGCACCTCGGAGGGCAAGCCGCACAAACCCCCCAGGGCTTGGATGCCCTGCCCGGCGCCCCCCAAGGCTTAGTGTAAGCCTAGCGAATCGCCGGCATTACGGTAGACTGCCGCCCGATCCTCCTTTGAGGGAGCGCGGGCTGGGTCATGCTGATTCTTGCCTCTACCAGTGACAAGCTGCGGGTGAACTGCAGCGCCGGCACTGTCAATATCCATGCCAGCTGGCTCGACAACGTGTCGGGGGCGGTCAATCCGGGCCGGACCAATACCACGCTCACGGGCGCCGGCACCTTCGACGTCGTGGCGGCACCGGCCGCTGGCGTGTTCCGCAACGTCAAGACGCTCTATGTGCATAATCTCGACGCCACCAGCAAGGACATCACCGTCATCCACACCGACGGCACCATCGTCGCCGAGCTGTACAAGACTACGCTGGCCGGGCACGCGACACTCTCTTACATCGACGAGCTGGGCTTCGTCAGCGACCTGTCGGCCACCCAGCTGGTTGAAGGGCTGGTGCGGCGTTGGACCTTCACCAAGATCACCGCCACCAACGCGGCATGGCCGGTCCCAGCCGGAACCAGGGAGCTGAAGGTCGAGGCGTGGGGCGGCGGCTCGTCCGGTGCCGGCGCATCCGCTGGCTGGCGCGGCGCGGGCGGCGGTGGCGGCGGCTACGTGTGCAAGTTCTACAGCGGCATCATGGATGCGACCCTGAACATCACCATCGGTCAGGGCGGCCCTGGTGCCGGCGACGGCTCCAACGGCAACCCTGGCGCCAGCACCACGGTGGTCGGCGCCAACCTGGGCACCTTGACGGCCGGCGGCGGCCTGCCGGCTCCCCGCACCGGGCGCTCGGAGGGCGGCTCTGGCGGCGGTGCCAGCGGCGGAGACATCAACATCAATGGCGGCGACGGTTACGCCAATGCCTTCAACTTCAACGATAGTCCTGACGGCATCTACGGCTTCGGCGGCGACTCGCCGCGTGGCGGCATGGGCGGCAAGGCCAATGTCACCACTCCCGGAGGCATCCCCGGTGGCGGCGGGGCCGGCGCCAACCATCCCGGCGGCACCAGTAGCGGCGCCGGGGCGCGCGGCGAGGTGCATATCTTCTCGCGATAGTGGGATACCCCAGGGGTAATGCAAGATGCTGCTTCTGACCTCGGTCAATGATCTTCTGCAGATCGCGCTCAGCACAGCCGGGCCGGTCGACGTGCACACCAGCTGGGTCGATACCGTGACGGCGACCGGAAGTATTACGCCTGGGCGCACCAATATTGCCGCGATCTCAGCCGGGCTGACGGTCGTCGTGAGCGCTCCTGTTGCCGGTGCCCAGCGTAACGTGAAGACCCTGCACATCCGCAACAAGAGTGCGGCACCATGTCAGGTGATTGTGATGCACAGCGACGGCACCAACACCGAGCACCTTTATGACACCACGCTTGGCGGTGGCGGCGCCCTGCAGTGCACCGACCAGGGCGGCTTCCGGTTATTGGGTTGATGTGAGAGCCAGATGGCAAACGGTGTCGCTCCCACCGAGCATTACCTCAACGAAAGCGACCACTACCGTAATCTGGCGCGCAATCTTGAGATCGACAGCGGCGGCCAGGAGGGCGGCGAGGACGATCTGACCGTCGTCGTCCAGCCTGAGGCCGAGGAGCCAGTCGAGCAGATCGGCATCGAGCGCGCCGACGGTGCGCTGATTATCCGCCTGGACGGCAAGCCCTTCGTGCGCGAGCCCAAGGTCGCCGCCAAGGAGCACGACGCGAATTTAGCCGAGTTCGTCGACCAGATCGAGCTGGCTCGCATCTGCGACGAACTCTTGAACGGCATCGACAGCGATCTGCAGACGAGACTGGAGTGGCTGGAGCGGCGTGCGGCCGGCATCAAGCACCTCGGGCTGAAGATCGAGAACCCGCGCTCGCCTTCGGCCGATGCCGATACCGCCGTCGAGGGGCAGGCCACCATCCGCTCTCCCGTCATGCTGGACGCGGTCTTGCGCTTCCAGGCCAACGCCCGGGGCGAGCTGCTCCCGGCCGGCGGCCCAGTGAAGATGCGCAATGACAGCATGCCGAAGACGCCCCATCGCGACTTCATGGAGCAGCAGATGCAGGTGCCGCGCGAGCGGCGCGGAGACGACCGGGACATCCAGGCCGACGCCCTGGAGATGCTCTTTAACCGTTACCTGACTGAGGTCGACAAGGAGTACTACCCCGATACGACCCGCATGTTCTTCATGCAGGGCTATGGCGGCTGCGGCTTCAAGAAGGTCTACCGCTGCCCGATCAGGCGCCGCCCAGTGTCACGCGCCATCGATGCCGCCGATATCATCGTGTCCGACAACGAGGTGTCGCTGCACGAGTGCGGAAGGGTCACGCATCGTATCGAAATGCGACAGAGCGTGATGCGACGCATGCAGCTCGCCGGCACGTATCAGGACATCGATCTCACCACGCCGGTCGGGCCACAGCCCGATGCCATGGAGCAGGCCGAGAGCGACGTCGCCGGCCTCGCCAGCTGGTCTCAGCGCCCGGAGGATTACAAGCACTGCGTCTACGAGACTTATTGCGAGCTGGACATCGCCGGCTTCGAGCACACCGAGAATGGCAAGATCACAGGTCTGCCTCTCCCATACCGCGTTTCCATCGACAAAGATTCCCAGACCATCCTGGAAATCCGCCGTAATTGGGCCGAGAACGACGACCGCTACATCAAGCACATGCCGATCGTGAAGTACCCGTTCGTGGACGGCATGGGTTTCTACGGCATCGGCCTCCTGCACATCATGGGCAATGCCACCGCCGCGATCACCACGGCGTGGCGGCTGGCGCTCGACAGCGCAGGGTTCGCGTCCTGGCCGGGCTTCCTCTACAGCGAGACCGTCGGTCGCCAGGACACCATGACCTTCCGGGTCGGCCTGGGCGCTGGCGTGCGAGTGAACACGGGCGGCCAGCCGATCGCCCAGCACATCATGGACCTGCCGTACAAAGACGTGACGGCGGGGCTGGTGCAGGTCACCACGCACATCGAAGAAGAGGCCCGCCGGGTTGGCGGGACGCCCGAGCTGATGGTGGGCGAGGGCCGCCAGGACGTGCCGGTGGGCACCACCATTGCGATGCTCGATCAGGCGGTGAAGGTCTTGGACTCTGTGCACAAGGGCATGCACATCGCCCAGGCCGAAGAGTTCGGGCTGATGCGCGAGCTGTTCAAGGAGGACCCCGACGCGCTCTTGTGTGCGGAGCCGCAGGAGGGCGCGGTCTGGCAGTGGCAGCGCGAGGACCTCGTCCGGGCGCTCAACGACTGCAACCTGACGCCGCAGGCCGACCCCAACACCCCATCACACACCATAAGAGTGATGAAGGCGGTCGCCCTCGTGCAGCTCGTCCAGCTCAACCCGGCGATGTTCGACCTGCACGCCGTGGTGCGAAGAGTGTCTACCATGGTTGGCTTGGGCAACATCGATGAGCTGTTCGCGCCCCCGCAGGCGCAGCAGGACGCCAAGACCGCCGGCAAGGCGGCCGAGCTGGCGCAGAAGGCGCAGAAGCTGGCGGCCGACGAGCGTGACTCTCAGCGCAAGGCGGCACTCCAGCAGTTGGAGATGCAGCTCAAGGCGCTGGTCGAAAGCGCGACCATTCAGGACAACGCGGCCGAGAGACAATCGCGTGAGCGCATCGAGGGCGCGAAATTGAGCCAGAAGAGACTTGAATTGGCGCAATCGGCATTGGTTCATCCGACCGCGACTCCAGTAGCGCAAGAGTTTCCTGGTCTTCCGCCGGGTATGCAGCTGCCGAGGGGGAGGCTCATCTGACGAAGACACACCTCGATGCTCGCAAGGGAATGGAGACGCCTGAGTATAGGGCATGGCTGAACATGCGCCGTCGTTGCCGCGCTAAGAACCGCTGGAGCTACAAGTATTACGGCGGGCGTGGCATCAAGATATGCGAGCGCTGGAGCAGCTATGAGAACTTCTTGGCTGACATGGGCCGCAAGCCATCACCGGCTCACAGCTTGGACCGGATCAATAACGACGGGGACTACGAGCCCGGTAACTGTCAGTGGGCGACATCAGTGCAACAGGTGCGGAATCGTCGTCACCCCGCGGGTCCTTCCGGGGCCAGAGGGGTCCTGATCAAGCGAGACCCGCGAGGTTACGTCTATATCCATGCGCGAATCTGGCAGAACGGTCGTCTCCGTCAGCTTGGCGCGTTCAATACTGTGGAAGAGGCGGCAGCGGCCTATGATGCTGCAAAGCGCGAATCAGGAGGCCTCCGATGAGCCACCCATACAAAGGTCAAGCGGACAGCTCGCAGCGCGCGCGTCTCAAGCGCCTCGGCGCCACCGCCGGCAAGAGCTTCGGCTCATCGGCGATGTACAGCAAGAAATCATACCCGAAAGGGGCTGGCACCCAGCGGGAGTACACGATCTCTGGCGGCAAGGCGAAGAGCCGGCCCGATCGCTTCGCCTATGGCGGCGGCGTAAAGAGCAAGAAGCGCCGGCCGCACGCAACGACCAATATCATCATCTCTCACGCTGGCGGCAGAGGCGGCTTCGGTGGTGCTGGTGGCCAGCCCGGTGGACCCGTTCCGGTGCCGGTACCCCGACCAGTGCCGGTGCCGGTCGGTGCCGGCCCGGGGCCGATGGCGCCTGGGCCGGCACCTGTACGCCCACCGATTGCAGGTGGACCGATGCCGGCAGGACCGCCGCCCATGGCGCGGCCTCCGATGCCGGGTGGCCCTCCCCCTGTCCCCGTACGCCCTCCCGGCATGAAAGCCGGTGGTGCGGTAAAGAAGGCTGCCAATGGTGGCTTTCTGAAGGAGAGCCCGGGCAAGGGCTATCCCGGTTACCCGCACTCACCGATCAAGGAGGGCGGCGACAAGGTCTCCGCACACAAGAAGGGTGGTGGCGTCAAGAAGCTGCAGTTCGGCGGTGGCTCGGGCCTGGGCTCGGGCGCAAATCCGGGGACCGCGCAGGGGCAGGGCCTCGCGGGGCTCCTCGGCACTGCGGCGCCTGGGCGCTCACCGATGCCGGCACAACGCGGCACGCCGACGATCTCTGGGGTCGACCAGATTCCGGCGCAGCCGCTGACGGTGCCGCAACCCAAGCTCGCCAGCGCGTTCCTGCAGCGGCCGGCTCCTGGGACCACCACCACCTTCAACAAGGGTGGTGCGGTGCATGACGATGAGGCGCAGGACAAGAAGCTCTTCAAGCGGATGATGAAGTCCGAGAAGCGGGCGGCCGGCGGCATCGTGAAGACCCCGGTCACCAATGCTTCCGGCGGCGGTGCCGGCGGCAAGGCGCGGCTCAAGAAGACCGGCGCCGCCAAGAGCGTGCCGGCCAAGACCGAAAGCGGGTCACCCAACCCCGGCCATAATCCAGCTCCTCGTGGGATGACCGGGTCGAGCTATCACCAGTGGGGCAAGGGAGTGTCCTGATTGGAGGGTCTCGACAGTGCATTCGCGGCTGCGCTGCACCGCTGGCTGGTGCGCGAGATCAGTGGCGACGTCGCCGAGAATTACCAAGGGCAGCTGCGTGCGCTCTACACGGCGCACGACTGGGACGCGGTGTGCCGGATCAAGGGCATCATCTTCGCTTATGACCAAGTGCTGAAGGTGATGGAAGAGATCGCCCGGAAGATGAACGAGCCGCACGAGCGGCCACAATACGTGACGGGGAGAGTTAATTGAACATTCCGATAATTGGCCGGACCAGCGAGCTGCCTCCTCCGAGGCTGAGTTCTCTGGCGACCATGCACCAGGGGCCGATGCCGCCCTGGCGCACCGACGAAGAGAAAGAAGACTACAAGGCCGACCCGAAGGGATTCCTGCTCGATCGTTGGGCGCTGTTGGAGGACAACGTCGAGCCGTTCCACAACTGGGTGATCACGGCGACCTACTTCCTGCCCGACTACCTGGAGACTGCTTCGGGGCACAAGCTCTACCTGCCCGACAAGACCCACGACGAAGCGTTGTGGCAGGGGAAAGTTGGTCTGGTGGTCGCCAAGGGGCCGCTGGCGTTCCTGGACGATGACCATGTCAAGTTCCAGGGCCAGAACGTCGAGATCGGCGACTGGGTGATGTACGACATCATGGAAGGACGTCAGTTCACCATCGAGCGGTTGCACTGTCGCAGGTTAAAGGACCTGCAGATCGTCGCCCGCATCAAGGACCCCAGATTAATCTACTAGCGCCACCGCATTGGCGTGGAGGCAGTTATGGCAGACGAGGTTAATCCCACCGCAGGGGAGAACGAGAACCTCATCGTTAACCTGGACGAGGAGGACAACCCGGGCACAACTCAAGCCAGCTCAGGGGCGGACGGCAAGCCGCCACCCGTCCCCAGCCCATCGGCGCCCCCAGCGGCGCAGGAGGGCCTTGCCGAGCTGAACCGGCAAGTGGAGGCCGAGCGCGCCGAGCGCGTTCGCGTCACCCAAGTGGCGCAGCAGATCGCCCGCGAGCGCGATGAGGCGGTGGCCTTTGCGCAGGAGGCCGAGCGCAGGGGTGTCTCCACCTACGAGCTGTACAACGAGAACCAGATCAAGGCTGTCCAGGACAAGATGATCGCGCTGTCCAATGGTGCCGAGCAGGCCATGGTGGACGGCGATTTCAAGCGCGCACAGGCGCTGAACCTGGAGATCGGCCGCCTGGGTGGCAATCTCGCCGTGCTGGAGCGTGATCAGGCGATCCTGACGCAACAAAGGGAGCAAGCTGCGCAACAGGCGCGGCAGCGTCCGCAGCAAGCACAGCAACCACGTCCTGCTGCGCCTGTGCAGCCAACCGACCCGCTGGAGCGCGCCATCCAGGGCAAGACCGAGGCGGCCAAGGAGTTCATCAGGAAGCATCCCGAGATCGTGCGCAGCGATGGCACCATCAAGCGGGTGGCGCTGGACGCCCACGAGCGTGCCCTGGACGAGGGGCACCGGGCGGACAGCCCCGGCTACTTCGAGTACATCGAGAGGTCGATCATGGCACAGCAACCCCAGAACGGTGGGGGCAATCCTCCGCCGCGCGGCGCGCCCACTCTCCAGCATGGTGCGGCACCGGTCTCGCGTGGCGGTAGTCCAGGAGGTGGCGGTGGCGGCGGCAACGGCACCTTCGTGATGACACCCAAGATGCGGCGCCTCGCCGAGGAGCAAGGGGTCGAGCCGCGCGAGTGGGCCAGGAACTATGTGAGGCTTCTGGCCGAGGGCCGGATCACGCCCATTACCTAACCCAGGGGGTTAACTATGATGGAAGTCCCGTCGCCCTTCCGAGAGGCGCCACATGAGGGCGGCCTCGCAGGAGGGCTTGCTGCCGGCGAAGCGATACTCCGGTCCGAGGTGCATGGTGAGCTGCGCGTCGATCCCGATCGTACTCGCCAGCATCAGGGCACTGCCTCTATCGATCCGTACGACATCGCCGACATCATGGCGAAGTACGCTCCCACCAGGGGCGATCCGACCAAGGGCAACGTCAACAACGAGATCGACTTCAACTGGAAACGCTTCGAGACCTACGGCAAGCCCGACTTCGCCGAGGGCCGGATGTATCAGCAGCAGGGTTGGCGGGCGGTGCAGCACCATCACTTCCCGGGGCGCTTTGCGCCTCCTGGCACTCAGGGACCGGTGGTGGTCAAGGACATGATCCTGATGGAAAGGCCCATGCGCTTGACAGTGCAGGCCAGAAATGAGGAGATACTGGAAGCGACTCGCGCTATGCAGGTGCACCGCCAGAAGGTGGCGGAGACCCCGGACGGTCACTCCGAGCGTGTCGTGTACGCCAACCGCACCCAGCGCGAGGCGATCTCTATCCCCGACGAATAACGTCGGCGGCTTCAGGTAAGAGCGTCCACCGCCTGGACGCTGGGCACATCCACCGCTCGGACTGCGGCGAAGCTCGCCAAGGCCGGCAACCCTTGAGGAGGGGAGCCAGCTCATGGCGAACACCAATTCACCGTTTGGACTGCGCGCTGTCCGCCGTGGCGATGGTGCGGCTTGGACGAGCGCTCACAACACCCGCAAGATGCAGAACAACGCTGGCGCCTGCAATCGGGGCGACATCGTCAAGACGCTCGTCGATGGCACCGTTGCCGTCAGCACGACCGCCGACGCGGCTGTGAACGTCGGCGTCGTTGAGGGCTTCCACTACCTGTCGGCGGCCCTCGGTTATCCGATCTGGACGAATTATTGGCCGGGCGCGGGTGCGCTCGGGCTGGTCGACGTCTTCGTCATCGATGACCCCAACGTGGTGTTCGAGATCATGGCGAGCGCCGGGCCGATCACTTTGGCCGACATCGGTTCCAGCGCGAACATCGTCATCAATGCGAGCACCACCGGCTTCTCCAAGTGGGCGCTCGGTGCTCCCGCCGCTGGTGCGGGCAGCGACGTGCTGCCGTTCAAGATCGTCGCGCTCGGCAACAATGGCGTGAATGTTGGCGAGAACGGCTACGACGCCGCTTCGGCGAACAACATTGTCGAGGTGGCGTGGAACGCCCACTACCTCAAGCCCGGCACGCTGTCGGTCTGAGGTCGGCAAAGGCAACGGAGGGATAGGTCATGGCAATCGACATGGCATCGATCAAGAACGAACTGTTCCCCGGCCTTGCCGCCGTGGAAGGTCGTTACAAGAAGATCGAGACCAAGTGGTCTCGGCTGTTCGAGAAGCGCTCATCCAAGATGGCGCTCGAAAGACGTACGCAGATGGCGTACCTGCCGCTCGCCCGTGAGAAGGGCGAAGGCGCTTCGACCTACTTCGATGAGAGAGCAGGTGAGCGCTGGATGTACAGCGCCGAGATGCGAGAATTGTCGCTCGGCTACATCATCACCCGGCGCGCTGTGGAGGACAATCAATACAAGGCGGAGTTCAACCCGTCCAATCTCGGCCTGCAGGACGTCTTCGCGACGACCAAGGAAATCTACGCGGCGAACATCTTCAACACCGGCACGGTGTTCGATCAGACCGTCGGTGGTGACCAGAAATCGTTGTTCGCGATCGACCACCCGGTCGACGTCGGTGTGATCGGCAACCGGCCGGCAGCCGACATCGACCTCAACGAGAGTTCGTTGCTGACGGCGATGACCGTCATCCGCAACAACTGGGTCGACGAGCGCAACATCAAGATCAGTGCGCGAGCGGAACTGGTGCTCGTTCCAGCTGCCCTGGAACAGGTGATCGTAAGACTGCTCCGCACTGAGCTGCGTCCGGGAACCAACGACAACGACGTCAATGCCATCCAGCACGTCGGCGGCGGGCTGCGCGACTACATCGTCAACGAGTTCCTCACGTCGAACTTCGCGTGGTTCATCAAGACCGACAAGCGCGGGCTGATCTACTACGACCGCGTGCCGTTCGAGATGGACATGTACGTGGATTTCGACACTGATAACCTCAAGGTGAAGGGCCGCGAGCGCTACGCATTCAGCTACTTCGACTGGCGCGGCGTCTACGGGTCCTACCCCACCAGCTGAGCAAACGTCGGCACATCCACGCATGTGCCGACATTCATTCTGGGGAGGAGCTGATGGCGCGTCCACCTTCTGGTCCGATTGGCAACTCTCCCCGCGACTTGCGCGATGACTTTGTCGGAGAGGAGCCCGACCCGTGCAAGGGCGGCGCGATCCCGACCAAGACGCGCGGCCCCAGGCGGGTCACCGGCAATACGTTCCACGCAAAGGTGAGTGGTGGCGGTGCGAGCAAGCGCGCCGATCGCGAGCCTCACTTCAGGCGGGGAGGCTTCGTGCGCCGATGAAGAAGGACGATCCGAAGAAGAAGAAGAAACTGCCGTTCTATGGCCGGGCCTACGGCGGTGCCGCGCGACGGCGTGCCGACCGCAAGGCTTATCGTAGGGGTGGTGCGGTATCGAAGGCAGACGGCGAGCCGATCTCCCCCAACGAGCCTAATGCGCCGGTCGGCGGCAAGGTGCTGCAGACGTTCAAGAGGGGTGGCGTGGCCAAGCGTCAAGATGGTGGTGCTACTGAGAAGCCGAAAGAGTCGCCGCGACCCTTTGACCGAGCGAATGAGCCGAAAGGTCTAGGTTGGGAGCCGCCGGGTGGCTGGAAGCCGCCAGATAAGGCGGTAACCGGGTCATCGATCGATAGGCCGACGTTGAGGCGCAGGAGCGGCGGCGCGGTAAAGAAGCGCGCCGTCGGTGGGACATCGGATGACGACAGGCCGACCGTGCCGAGGAGCAGCAGTGTCGACGACCTCACGACAGCCGGTCTCAAGCCGCTGCTCCCTGCCCTGGGTGCCGGTGATCTGACCGGCGGGCTCGGTGCCGGCGCCGCTGCTGCGCCACCCCCGCCCATGGCGGGGACACCGAGTGGACCGCCAGGGCCGGTGCCTGCGGGTGGGCCAGGGATGCGGCGCGGCGGCGCGGTGAAGAAGCGCCAGGACGGTGGCCCTACCGATGCCGAGCGCGAGGAGGGACTGGATCAGCTTAAGAAGAAGATGACCTCTCCGCTGGGCGGCAAGATTGGTCGTTATCAGGAGGCGCAGTCCAGGAACATCGTTGATTCGCTACGGCCACGAAGCTTCGGTGGCCGTGCTGAGCCCGCGCTGCGCAAGAGCGGCGGTGACTGATACCCGCGTGCGGCCCGTCTGCACACGCTCCACACGCGGATAGGGGAGGCTGGACCCGCGTTTAGGCCCTCCCCCTGGCGTACGGCGAGGTCCAGTCTCCCCGCACAATGAGGGAACGATAGTGGTAGCTCCGACGAACGCACTTCCGGTCCAGGATCAGGGCGCTGTTCCCTACGCGAAGGTCAAGGCGCTGCCGGTGATCTTGGTCACTGCCGGGGACCAGCCGTTTGCGCCAGTCGCCATTCTGCCGGTCAGGGTGTTCCCGAATGATGGCTCATATCCGGTCGCCAAGGTGCAGCCGCAGTATGCATCGTTGGTGGCAAGCGGGCCGCTCGCAAAGGTTACCCCCATCCCCATCGTTGTTGTGGGGTGAGTCATGACGGCTGGGACCAACACCAGCAGGAGCTACAACTTCGCGCCCTCGCTCGCCGATGTGGTGATCACGGCCTATGGCCGTTGCCAGATCAGGCGCAGCGCCATCACGCCCGAGCATCTGCACGATGCCGCCATGGAGGCGAACCTGCTGCAGAGCGAGTGGTCGAACAACCAAGTCAACCTCTGGACCGTGGACTTGCAGAGCATCCCGCTGGTGCCCGGGAAAGCCAAGTACGACGTAGACCCAGCCACCGTGATGATCCTTGGTAGCTACATCGCAACTGGCAGCTCGCCCGAGAAGGATAGGCTCATCACCTCGCTCGACCGCGACACCTACGCGGCGTTCCCAGACAAGACTACGCCGGGTACTCCGAGCCAGTACTGGTACGATGCACAGATACTGCCGACAATCACGCTCTGGCAGCCGCCCGATGACATCGAGCCGCGCTGGCTGAAGTTCTATCGCGCGCGGCAGATACAGGATGCGCTCTTGCCCGATGGCCTGGAGCCAGAGGTGCCTTATCGGTTTCTCGACGCCTACGTCGGAGGTCTGGCGTGGCGGTTGGCTGTGCACTACGCGCCGGCCATGGCGGACAGCTTGAAGACGTTGGCCAAAGAAGCGTTTGATACCGCGAAGAACCGTGACGTCGAGAAGAGTTCACTACGCATCGTGCCGGCCATGTCGATATACACGAATGCGGTTTATTCCAAGGAGGATCGATGACGCCAGCTGAGGTTCGCGAGCTGTTTGATTACGATGCCAGCACAGGTGAGCTGCGCTGGCGTGGCGGGCGTAGGGCTGGTGGCATCGCTGGCATGGTGAACAAGGCCGGATACCGGGTGGTGTGGGGCAGGGGTGGCAAGGAATCGCGGAAGATGTTCTTAGCGCACCGCTTGATCTGGCTGTGGGTTTACGGTGAATGGCCGACTAAGATCGATCACATCAGCGGCGATAAGGCGGACAACCGGCTCGCCAATCTGCGACAGGCCACAAACTCCGGTAACAGCGCTAACTCAAGACTTCAGGCCCGGAGTAAGAGCGGCTTCAAGGGCGTGTGGCGGCACGGGCCGGGTTGGGCAGCGAGCATCCGCAAGGACAATGTGACCCGTCACTTGGGCACCTTTCCTACACCAGAGCTGGCATACGCTGCTTACTGCAGGGCCGCTGATTCGCTTCATGGTGAGTTCGCGAGGTTCGTGTGATGGGTGGATTCGCCCCGAAGGGCCATGCAAGGCTAGACCCCAGTAAACCCAGTGCCTTTGCACTGTGCGATACATGTGGCTTCATGTATTGCCACCGCGATCTCAAGTGGAAGGTTGAATGGACCGGCAACGAGCTGCGGCGCACCGGCTTCCTCGCCTGTCCGACCTGCTGGGATCATCCCAACTACACGCTTCGCGCCAAGGCTCTTCCGCCCGACCCAGTGCCGATCCTCAATCCGCGCGGTACGGAGCAGAAGGCGACACCGCCGGTTAATCCAGACTTCGTGCCGCCGAAGATACCGTAGGAGACGGATGTGGCGACTGGGAACAAGATATATCCGCTCTGGAAGCAGGCGTTGATGCAGGAGCTGCCCGAGGACAAATCGCTCGATCAGGGCGGCATCGATCCATTGCAGGGTGTTTATGTCTCGCTGGTCGACACCGATGCCTACGTCTATTCGGACGGGCACGAGTTCTACAGCAGCATCGTGGGCGTACAGGGCACGCCGCAGATGCTGATCGATGCCACGGTGGTGGGTCGCATCTTTGCCGGCGGCACTGTCGTCTACACCAATGTTACCGGCACCAAGGTTGGTGGGCTGGTGCTCGCCCGGCAGAACGAGGGCGCGAACACTTCTTGGCGCCTCGTGCTTTACGAGGACACCGGGATTATTGGTCTTCCGCTCGTGCCTAGTGGCGGAAACATCATGGTCGAGTGGAACGTGCAAGGTATCTTTGGACTGTGAACCTATGAGCAAAGACCCGCTCGATACCCAAGGCGCCGAGCGTGAACTCTTTGAGTCGATCGCCAAGCTGGTGGTCGGCAGGCCCAACCTTGTCGTGCAGAGCGTGGGGATGAACCTCATCGTCAATGCGATCCGGCAGACAGTGGCCAAGCGCAGCGATGCCGAGGCGATGTTCGATGAGCTGTTCGGGCGCGGCAAGAGCGTGCTGCTCGACGTGCACTATGACTCTGTGACCGGCAATCGGCGCAGCGTCTTCCCGTTCACCCAGGTGATAAAGGCGCCCTTCCACGACGAAGGCAACGTGATCTTCCATGGGAAGTGATGGATGCAGCCAGCCAACCTTCCGCTGGAGATATATCGCGGCGACAGCCAGCGCATGCGGGTCAAGCTCTATGTACCCGGTACGCCGCCGTCGCCGGTCGATCTGACTGACGTTGTCGCCAAGGCGCAGATACGCGACCGCCCGGCCGGCGACACGATCATCAACCTGATCTGCACCATCGAGCTTCCCAACATCATCGAGATCGAGCTGACGGCCGGCGACAGCTTCAAGCTTCCGGTCGCCGGGGTCTGGGACCTGCAGCTCACGTTCTCCTCGGGCGAGGTGAAGACGCCGCTGGCCGGGCAGGTGTCGGTCACCCCAGATGTGACGGACAGCACGCCCTTCCCGCAGCCGGTGTGAGGGGGCGATGAACGGCAGCGTCGAGATCGTCAACCTGGAGATCACGAGCTTCCTGGTCGAGGCCGATCTCCTGCTCGTGCCCGGTCCCGAGTTCGTTGAGGTCCAGGTCGACATCGGTCCGGTCGGTCCGGTCGGCCCGGCAGGGCCTGTCGGTCCCGTGGGTCCTATGGGGGAGACGGGTCCTCCCGGCCCGGATGGTGCTCCCGGGGGTCCCGGCCCGGCCGGCGCGGATGGTGCGGTTGGTCCGCAAGGGCCGGTCGGCGCCACGGGCGCTACCGGAGCGACCGGAGCGACTGGTCCGCAGGGTGATACCGGCCCGCAAGGCCCGGTCGGCGACCAGGGTCCTGCTGGCTCGACCGGGCCGCAGGGTCCGCAAGGGGTGCCCGGTACGCCCGGGGCAACCGGGCCACAGGGGCCGCAGGGCGATACTGGCCCCGCAGGGCCGCCGGGACCGGGCAACGTCATCAGTGTCGGCACACCGGTCGCTGGTCAGGTCGCCGAGTGGACTGACGCCACGCACATCCAGGGTGTCAGCACCTACGCCAAGCTCGCCTCACCCGCGCTGACTGGAACGCCGACCGTCCCGACTGCGGCGCCCGGTACCAACACCACCCAGGCTGCCAGCACTGCCTACGTCACCGCCGCCGACAATGCGGTGAAGACCCAGCTCATCGGCTCTGCCAGCTCTGGCATGGACACGTTGGGCGAGATCGAGAACTACATCCTCGCCAACATCAATCCTGTGCTCGGCAACAAGGCGGACATCAATTCGCCGACCCTGACAGGAGACCCGAAGAGCGTAACCCCCGCTACTTCAGATAACGATACCTCCATTGCCACCACAGCCTACGTCAAGTCCAACCTCGCCAACTATCAGCCGCTCGATGCTGATCTCACGGCAATCGCGGCGCTGACTGGCACCAATGTCATCTATTACAGGTCCGCCGCCAACACTTGGTCGCCGGTCACCATTGGCACCGGGCTGACGTTCAGCTCGGGTACGCTGTCGGCGCCATCTGGTGGCGGCAACGTATCCAACGTCGGCACACCTACCAACGGTCAGTGGGCGCGCTGGACCTCGGCGACGACCATCGAAGGGGTGGCAGCAGGTTCGACCGGCTTCGTGCTGAAGACCGGCGATACTATGTCGGGGACGCTTACTGTCATCCCGACCGGCAGCACCGATGGCGTGCTTCTGAGTGGTGTCACGACGCAGGCCCGCGTCCAGGCCACCGGCGGCACCGACGTCAGTTTGTTGCACGCCAGCAAGGGTACAGGGGCGCATTATTTCTACACCAATGGCTTCAGCAATCTGCAAGCCGTGATCATCCATCAGACAACTAGTTCTGCGTATCTGCAAATCTCGGGCGGCGACGGCGTCACTAATTTATCGATGTCTAATGGCAGTAATGTTAGGGCGACGACGCCTGCCGCTGCGTCGAATGACACGAGCATTGCAACGACGGCGTGGGTGCAGGCCGCGATCCCCAAGGGTACTTTGGTGCAGATCGCGCGGGCGGATGTGTCGAGTGCGGTGGCGACGGTGGACTTCACATCAGGGATTAATACGACCTACGATGAATATGAGATACATTACTTTAATGTGCGGGGTAATGTAGAAAACTCACTGCTGTTTCAAATCAGCCAAGATGGTGGGGCGACCTGGAAAGCAGATGGAAACTATCAATATGGTGGGTTTGCAGTTGGCTCTCTCGGTTCGCCGAGTTGGCTTCAACAAACGGCTTCAACTGGTGGGATAGCGTCTTACCCAACTGTCGCGGTAACGAGTAATGGGGCAATTAATGGAACTCTCAAGATGTGGAAGCCTAATTTGAACCAATTCAATATGATTATGGTTGATGCGGTGTCACACTATTCGGCCAGTTCATTTACTCGTATCAGTATTGCCAATGGTTATGCGGGAAATACAAACGGATTTAATGCTATTCGTTTCTTCGTTAGTGGTAGCAACATCACGCAAGGCACCTTCATCCTATACGGGATCAAGAAATGACCGATTACAAGCTGGTTGACGGCGAGCTATTCCCGCTTTCTCCCGAAGAGCAGGCGGAATTGGACAAGCAGCGCTCTACGCCAAGGGTCGCTACTGCGCCCTGGCTGAACGGACCTACTGTGGCGCAGGCCTTCGAGGAGCACATCAATGTCAAGTCTTAATCACATTGCCGCAGCGAGAGACGACACCTTCGCCGGCCGCGTGACGATGATCTCGCTCAAGGTGGCGCAGAACGTGGCGGCGGAGGATCCGGGCGCGGCCGATCATGAGGTGCGGGTGCAGTACGCCCAGCGCATCTTCCGGGGCGCGGATCAGACAAAGTTACTATCGGCTCACGTCATTGCCAGCAATCCGACCATTCAGGCGAAGATCGATGAGGAGCCCACGCAGTACGGCGCAAATGTCGGAGACGACGAGATCGAGTTTGCGCTGTCCAGCATCTGGACCGCCAGGGCCATGGCATTCGTTGACGTTCCCGCAACGCAGGTCGGGGGCGTCTGATGGCTTTCACTGTCCCTCCGTATGTTTACGAGATATTCGACCACGAATATCGGCGCCCCGAATGGTTCGGTACTCCGACGACTGTTGCCGCTGGCTGGTTCGATGCCCAGAGGACGGTAACGGCATGGTTTGATGACGAGCTGATCAATGGGGCCGAGATCGTTCCCAAGCAGCTCGCCACACTCTGGGCGCCGTTCGTTGACGACGACGATGTGATCTTCAAGATGGAGGGCGAGAATGGCGAGTCGCTGATCACGGTGATCGTGTTCCCGGCGATGTTCGATGACGAGGACCTCATCTTCAGCCCGGTCGCGATCCGCAAGCTTGAGCCGCCGGATCGTTACCTCAAGAACGAGATCATCAGGACCCGGTAGAATCAGATAGGTTCGTGCCATGTATCTGGGCAGAGAGTTCTCACCGCAGGAGTTCAACGAGTCCGAAGTGTTCGGTCTCGACTTCGTCAACGATCTCGATGACGAGGAGCAGCTGCTGTCGTCGGTGTGGACGATCAAGGTGGCGCAGGGCTCCGATCCCAATCCTAAGGTTCACTTGCAGGGTCCGCCAATGGTGGTGGTGCCGCTCGGCAGTATCTGGAAGACGGCGACCATCCAGCGCATCGGTGGGCTGTGGCCGGACGTGACCTATGTGGTACGAGCGGTGGTGATCACCGACCGGGGAAATACCCGCAGCCTGTGGACGCATATCCGTGGAGTGAGAGAGCTGCAGCTGAGCTTCGGGTGAGGAGACCGTGCAGTGACATACGATGAGGTCCTGACATCTCTGATGACGCTGGGCGCGATCCCGCTCAACAGCGAGGACTCGAACTTCCTGCGTATTATCACGGCGATGTTCAACTACGCCGAGGGCAGGATATATCGCGAGCTGTCGTTCCTGGCGACCGACACCGTCGAGAAGGTCACGCTGCCGGCGATGGAGCGCGAGGTCGAACTCCCGGATAACGTCCTCACGGTGCGCTCAATCGGCATCTATGTGCCGCCGCCGTCTACGCCGACCCCCCCGCCCGAGGGGCCGCCCACGCGCCATATCCGCAGGCATTACCCGGAACGCATCTCGCCCGAGGCGCTCGACATCTTCTGGCCGCAGCCCAACTTCAAGCCCAGTGTGCCGAAGAAGTATGCCATCAGAGCCATCCGGTTGGTGGGTACTGAGGCGCCCAATCCCGATCCGCCGGGAACGCAGCCGCTGCCGCCGATCTACATCCCGGAGCAGTTCCGGCTGATTGCCGCTTTCATGCCGTCGCCCGATCGTATCTACATCGGCGAGGTGTACGGCGGCATTCAGCCGAGGCCGCTTTCCGACAGCAATCCCGAGACCTACCTCAGCCGCTACTATGCCGAGCTGCTCATCGCTGCTTGCATGGTGTTCCTCACCGGGTATCAGCGCGATTACGGGGCACAGTCCGATGATCCGCAGCGGGCGATGAGCTGGGAGGCACAGTATCAAACGCTGAAGGCGGGCGTCACACAGGAGACTGGCAGGCAACGCGGCGAAGGACCCGGCTTCACGGCGCTGCCGCCGGCACAGCAGGCGCAGCAGCCGAGGTCGCCCTGATGCCGCTGGTCAAGCCGCGCGCAGACCCTGGCTTCCTCTCGCAGGCCACCCAGGTCCAGGCCGTCGGTGGCTGGTACGCCGGCAATCTTGTGCGCTGGCGCACGGCACTGCTGGAGAAGATGGGCGGCTGGCGCCGGCTGATCCAGCAACCGTTTCCGACCATCATCCGCAGGATGCATGCGTGGCTCGATCTCGGTAACCTGAAGAACCTTCTCATCGCCTGCGACGACGGCGTGCGTCTGCTGGTCGAGAAGACGCTGTATGTGATGGGCCGCGCCCTCACCATGCAGGGCGGCTTTATCCCGCAGCTGGGTGCGACGGCGGACGCGACAAGATTCAGCGTTGCGCTCAACGCCACCGAGGTGACGGTCAAGACGCCCGTCCATATCGCTGCTGGCGAGATATTCTTCGTCAGGGTGCCGATCTCGATCGGCGGGCGGATCATCCTGGCTGGCTCGTCCTTCTCGGTGAAAGCTATCACTCCTACTGGCTTTACCTTTGACATGCCGATGCCGGCGCTGGCGGCAGAGACCGATACCTATGGCATTCCGTTGCTCACCAACGACATCGTCAATGGGTTTACCGTCACCTGGAAAGCGCATGGATTGGGGGTTGGTTCTCAGATCAAATTGTCGCAAGCGACATCGCTCAAGGTCGGTGCCGCTGGCGTGTGGGAGAAGGTGAAGTTCTCGGCGCCCGGCGGTTCGGCTGGGATCGTTGCCAGCGTGGTCGACGCCGATCACTTCACCTTCAACATGGGGACGCTCGGCACCGGCGACGGTGCCGGCGGTGCCTCGCATCAGGTCTATGTCGGCAGCTCCATCGAGATACCGACCGCTGGCAGCGTCATCGCGACAGCTGGCTCCGTCATTGGGGTGGTTCAGCCGACCACGCCCATCAATCCGCAAAGAGACGCATGGTTTCTGGCCAACCTCGGCGAGGACGGGCTGGCGCTGGCCTCTGGACGGCAGCTGGAGGTGTACAAACCACCGATCAGCAACGGGCCATTCCTCACCCCCGTGGGGGCTGGCTCGCCAGCGACCGCGCCGCAGAAGAGCAGAGGCATGATCGTGGCCATGCCGCAGGCGCAGGTGATCCTGTTCGGTACCGAGGTCGGCACCAAGGCTGCCGACGGCATCACGACGCTGTTCGGGGATGGTGTGGTCGATCCGCTGCTCATCCGCTGGTCGGATGTCGGCACCTACGACAACTATCAGCTGGGAGTGGCCACCCAGGCTGGCAGCTTCCGGCTCTCGCGCGGCTCCAAGATCGTGGGGATGCATCAGGCGCCGCAGGCCACGATGATCCTGACCGACACTGATCTGTGGCAGATGAGCTATATCGGCCCGCCGCTGATCTACGGCTTCACCATCATGGGCAGTGGATGTGGTCTGGCAGCGCCGCATGCAATCGGCACGATCGGGCGAACGACCATCTGGAAGGGACAGAAGAACTTCTGGCGGTTCGATACCGGCGTGCAGCCGTTGCCCTGCACGGTGTGGGATTACATCTTCGAGGACCTCGATACTGTCAACCGCAACAAGTGTCACGCTGCACCCAATTCCACGACCGGCGAGCTGGGGTTCTACTTCCCGTCCAAGACCACGATCATTGGTGTCGAAACCAACCTGTTGCTGTTCTCGCAGGACTTCACCAGAGGCTGGCTGGCGAACAACGTCGTTGTAACGAGGCTGTCGACCTTCGCGACCGTCTATCTCTATGAACCGCAATATCTGGGCTCGGGTTGGCTCGATGATTATGCCGGCTTGCCCATACCCGGCTGGTTCGATCACGACCTGGGAGCGAGGACCGAGGACATCATCTACGCGCCGGACGGCACCGATACCGCCCTGGCGCTGGTGGATGTGGCGTTCAACGATACTCACAACATCTCGCAGCTGATCGACAAGGCCAGCCAGAGGATCACTTACACGCTGTCGGTCTACGCCCACTCCAGCTCGACGCGCGAACTGACGCTGTCGGCGGCCAATGCCATGGGCAGCGCCTTCGCAACATTCGATGTCACTGCCGGCAATCTGCTTGCTGCAGGAGTAACATCGCCGCTGTTCACGCTGCTCAGAGCGCGCATGCTGATCGATGAGCTGGGCACCGGAGACAATGATTGGCGGCGTTATGTGCTGACCTTCGTCAGCGACGACAGCGCCGACTTCACGGTCTATCTCAGCAACACCGCCGGTACTGCCTTGAACTACCTGGGCGAGCCGCCGAAGCACACGCTGATCTGGGGTGCGCAGCTTGTCGTTGGCGACGATCCGCTGCCTTACGAGAAGACCGAGGGTCTGCTGCGGCAGAACGAGACCCGGCGCTATGTCAAGGTCAACGTGACGGAAGGGATGGCATGGGACAGCGGTGCGCTTGGCCGTTCGGCGTGGCTTGATGAAAGCGTGTGGGGCATGCCGCTGGGCGCCGACATCACTCCGATCCGGCCGGTTGCAAAGGGTGAGCTGCCCGAGCCGAGGAACCATCTGCAGCAGCACGAGACCGGCTTTGATGACGACGACCTGCCGATGACCGGCGTGTTTGTCGAGACTGGCTATACCGAGCTGGGTGACGGCACCGCACTGATGCTGGTCGATCAGGTGCATCCCGACATGAAGTGGTTCGGGATCAACGGCGGGGTCAAGGTCTCGCTGCGGGCAACCAACTATCCGCAAGGCCCTAACCACCTCTATGGGCCGTTCTCGATGACGCCGGGAACACAGTGGTTCAATCCGAGGACGCGCGCCCGCTATGTGGCGGTGCGCTACGACTGGGAGCCGGTGCGCGGTTATTCGGCTCGCGTCGGCAGCACGACCTTTCATGTCAAGCCGGCGGGGCGGTTGCCATGAGGGGCGACGGCATCGTCCAACTCCAGCTGCTGGTGGCGCAGGCGATCTTCGCTCTGGCCGAGCACATCGATGCCTCGACCGGCTACAACATCGATCCGGTGCCCTTTGCTGCGCTGCCGTTGGCAGCCGCCAAGGGAACGATCGCCTGCATCATCGACAGTACGGTCAATACCCCAGGCGCGGTGGTCGCAGGCGGCGGCGCCTTCAGCGTATTGGCTTGGCACAACGGTGCTGATTGGACGGTGATCGGCGCATGAACGAGCAACCGCTGACGCGCGAGCAGATCACCGAGCAGGTGGAGAACACCAACCTGAACTGGGTCGACCAGTACATCGAGATGCTGCGGCTGACCGTGCAAGCGTTGCAGAAGCTGCACGAAGCCTTCGATCGGAAGTTCAGCCGATGAGCGACGAGATCGGCCGTTATCTGACGGATTCCTACCGCCGGGATATACTTGGCGAATCAGTGGAGGTTGGGATGCCGGCGGCTGATCCGCAGCTGATCGCGCGCGTCGAGACCATGATTGCGGGGATCGACGGCGTGCGCCTGGGCGCCAACCTCGCTCAGCGCGACTTTGTCTCGTACCAGCACCGCAGGGCTTTGGTGCGACTGTTGGCGCAGCTGAAGGCGCAGCAGGCAGCGGAGGCGCAGCCAGATGCCCCTGACTAGCAAGGGCCGCAAGATCATGTCCGCGATGCAGGGCCAGTATGGCTCTGAGAAGGGCGAGCGGGTCTTCTATGCATCGCGCAACGCGGGGCGGATTACCGGGGTCGATCCTGGGCACTGGCGGGGCGGCATTGTTGGGTATGCCGAGGGCGGCATCGTTCGGCACGACGCCGATCCCGATCTTCCTGGTGTGCAGGATGAGGCCGATCTGATCCCGCTGACGGAAGGGCAGGGACCGACCCGCAGTCAGGTGCTCGATACCATCGAGCTGCTGCACGCGAACCGGCGCCGGGCACAGGGTCTCGACCAGAATATCTCCGAGATCGACAACCCCAACTTCTTCCTGCGGCAAGATCGCGAGCGCGAGGCCCCGCGTCAGCAGACCATCCGTCCGCAGGCTTGGCCGTTCCTCAATCCGCGTCGGCGGCGTCGCGGCGGTTCCATCGATGGCATCGAGGAGATGTTTGACGGGGCGTCGAGGGGGTATGGGCGCTATGCGCGCGGTGGGCGCATCCGCTACCTCGAAGATGGCGGTGGCGGCGGCGACGGTGGCGACGGCGGTGGCTGTGGCAGTAGCGGCTGCGGCGACAGCGGCTGCGGCGCCAGCGGCTGCGCTGGCTGTGGATGCAGTGGCGATGCTTGCGGCGGTGGCGCCTGTGGCGCCTGCAGCTGCGGCGGTGCGGGCGGCTGCGGTGCCTGTGGTGTGACCGGCACCGCTACTGGTGCAGGCGACAGCGGCGCTGCTGGCGGCAGTGGCTGCGGTGGCACTGGCGGCGGCTGCTCTGAGGCTGCTGGCACGACCGGCGATGCTGGTCTTGGCATGTCGGGGTTGGGCGCGGCGGCGATGGGCGCGCTCGGGGCAGAAGCGACGACGGGGGAAACGGGAGAGACAGGGGGAGGAAGAGGTGGTGGCCGAGGTGGCGGCTTGGGCGTGGGTGGCCTGGGCTACGCGGGCCAGACGGGCCAGACGGGTGGGAGAGGCGGTCCAGGTGGGATTGGCGGTCCAGGCGCTCCTGGCCTTGGGCTTGGTGTGGGATGGGGTGGCGGTCCTTATGGTGGCATGACCGCAGCTGCGGCGTTCGCGGGCGGCCCGTTCTCAGGGGCCGCTCTTGGCACTGCCCATGGTGCAGAGACCGGCGGTCAGTTCGGTCCCGGCGCTTCTGTTAGCGCGACTGGTGCGCCCGGTACCGGCACCTTCGGAGCCGAGAGCACGGCCGGTGGTGGTGGCACCAACGGCCTGGGTATGGCGGGGGCCTCCTGGGGTGGTGGCCCCGGCTTCGGCGGCACCTCTGGTTACGCAGCTACCGGCACGCAAGACATCTCGCCCGCTGTTGGTGGTCGCGGCGGTGGCGAGGAGGATCAGGGTGGCGGCCGAGGTGGAGGTCGTGCAGGTGCTGCTCCAGCTGCCACTTCTGACCGGGGTGGAGGCCGAGGTGGTGGCGCCACTGTTGCAAGCGAGGCGGCGCCGCTGGGAGGTGCCCCCGATCCCACCAGCGAGCCGGGAGCAGGTACCGAGCCCTCGGGTGGTCCGAGTGATATTGGCGGCGGTAGGGGCACCGCCGTAGGCACCCCTGCGGCAGCGCCTTCCGTTACCGATACGCCGGCTGTCACCGACACGCCCGCTGTCACCACCGATGAGCCTGGGGAGAAGAGCGGGAGCAAGGGTATCGGCACTATCAGTGGTGCGACGGTCGCTCCAGGCGCACCTGCCACCACGCTGGGCTTGGGTGCACCAGTGTCGGGAGGGCTTACGAGTCAGGCTTCCACCCTAAGCGGCGGTCTCCCCGGAGCAGAACCCACCACGGGCAGCATGTCTGTGATGGGCGCCCCTGCCAACGTGGGCAATATCGGGGCGATCAGCTTCGGCCCAGGCAATGCCTTCGGCGATCCCAACTATGGATTGCCTGGGACGCAGGACATCGGCCAGCCCACGCAGGGTGAGCGATCTGGTGCTCGCGATGCCCCATTGGCTCCGGGCACGCAGAGCCCTGCGGCCGGGCTGCTCGGCGGCAGCTTCACCGGCACCACAACCGGGTTGGAGGGGTTCAACAACGCTCCCACCAGTACTCAGAGCCAGACCGGGACGGTCGGTGGTCTCGGCGGCGGTCTCAGCATGTCGGGAACGATGGCGGGTACGCCGACGTCGGCGGTAGGCATCGGCGGAACGACGCTGGGCTTCGATTCTCCGATCGGCAATACCCCAGGCGGTGGTCTGGCCGGTCCTGCGGGCGGGATGCAGGGTGGGGCTCCTGCCGACCTCAGCGCGTTTACTGGCGCCAACGCCTTCGGTCCTGCCGGGAGCTTTACTGGCGGCAGAGGGGACGAGGGCGAGGCCAGGGGTGGTTCGCGCTCTGGCGCCGTCTCGCCTGCGAATGCGCCCGGGCTCGCGGCCCCCGGGAGCCTTGTGGGCGCGGCAGTCAGCCCGGCGGTTTCCGCGCTGGGCACGCCAGATCCCGGTGCGCTTTCCAGCCGGGGCGCGATCTCGACCGCGATGGACCCGACGCAGACGCTCGGGGCACCACAGACGTTTGCTCCGTCTATCTCTTCGCTCCCCGGCTTTGTCGGCATTGCCCCAGCGCCTGCCCCCGGTTGGAGCCCGGGCGAGCAGACGCAGGGTCGAGCGGGCGCTGCGTTCGAGAACGCGCCGGGTGGCCGAGGTGATCGCGGTGGCGGGCCGGCGCTGGGGGCGACCGCCCAGGACATCGCTGCTGCACATGCTTTAGCGGGAACACTAGACTTTGGTGGGCGCTTTGGCGGGCAGCCTAGCTTCGATCCTGGTCAGCAGATGGCTGGCCGAGGCGTTGCCACTACGTTCGGCGCTAATCCGTTGTCGGCTCTGGGGGCACCGGCAACGCCGACGCCGGGCATGTTCGGGGCAGTGCCGGGTGGGTTCACAGTATCGCCAGCGAATGCCCAGAACACGCAGGGGCTATCTGGTGGGCTTGTTGGAGGTGCTCCTCCCGGTGGCTTCTCTCCTGCCCCCGGCAATATCGGCGGCATCGAGCTTGGTCCTGGTAATCCCTTTGGTGATCCCAATTATGGATTGCCGGCGACACAAGACATCGGACAGCGCGGAGGTGGGCGTACTGGGGCTGTGCCCGGCTCAGTCAATGAGGATATTGCTGCGGCGCACAGCATGTTTGGAGCACCCACTGCATTGGGTGAGAGAGGCAGCACGGTTACTGCCAGCCAGGGCTGGGGGCTTGATGATAAGGGCAATCCGGTTGCGGCTCCTGCCGCGCCGGCTGGGCCGAGTTACGAGCAAGACCTCGCGCCAAGCCTTGCGGCACCGCCGGCCGACTTTGATCCCTATGCGCCAGCGCCGGCTGTGCCCGGTCTCGATGAGCGTGATGTACAGGACCCCGGCCGCACGGGCAGCCGTGGCATTGGTACCCAGGTCGCCTCGCTCGATCCGTACGTGGGCATGCAGCACGAGCAGACGACGCCGATCGATCCGACCGTTCCGGTATCTCCGCCGCCCTCACTGGCTCCTCCTACTGTTACGCCGCCAACGGTAACGCCGCCTGCCAACCCGTTCGATATCAACCCGTATCCGTCACTGATCGGGCCACCGCAGAACCAGACCCAGTCGAGGGGCACCCAGGTCGCGCAGGGGGCCATTCCTGGCGTCATCGAGAACACCTACGAGATCGCGCCTCCTGCGAACTTTGACGAGCGCTGGGGTGGGATGCCCACGACCACGCCAGCGACCGCTCCCAATCAGGGCTTTGGCGAACCGAGCTGGGACTTCGGTGCGCCGCCTGCTGCGCCGGCCACGCCCTCCAATCTCGGCAATCCCGCTGCCTCGCTTTCCATCGGAGACATGGTCGCGGCGGGTTTCGGCATCTCTCCCGCTGCTGCGGCCACCCCTGGCGAGCGTAGTGGTCAGCCTTCGTTCGGGCCCCAGAGTGATCCGTTCGCTGGCGCCCAGACCACGCCGGCCACGCCCGATCCTGGCTTCGGGGCGCCACAGTCCGAGCGAAGCACGATCAGCAATACGCCGCTGGGTGATCTCGGTGTAGCGGAGCTGGCAGCGGAGCCGACGGGCGGCTGGAGCATGGGGGCCCAGGGCTACGGCTACGGCATCGGCCAGGGCAACCAGGGCTTCAACGCAATGGGCTCGCCGAGCGCGGGGATCGGCTTCTCCGACTGGGGCGGGCCGCCGGCCGGCACGCCGACGGCGGTCGCCTATGCCATGGACGAGAACCAATCGCCGGTCGCGATGGCGGCGCCAGCTGATGCGAGGGGTGCGTTCAGCATGGGGCTCGGCGCCCAGGGTCTCGCCGACTACTACAGCGCGCTCGCCGGTTATGCTTCCAGGGGTTGGGGTGGAACGATGACCGGCACACATGCCGGGCGGCACGCCGAAGGAGGGCCGGTCGAGCGCCCGTCAGGGATAGCGTCCTACGATCCTCAGCCGCCTCCCCTACCGCCTCGGGAGGAGGGACCGAGACCCCTCGGCTTGAGTGATGTCCTCGATGCGCTTCGGCGTTACGGCTACGAAGGTGGCGTGTTGACGGGGGGCAGGTCTCGCGGCCGGCACGCCGCTGGCGGCATCGTCGGCAATTCGATCAAGCGCTTTGTGGATGTCTCACCTTCGTCAGCGGCCGGGCAAATCGATCAGAACCCGATGATCGGTGCCGGGTTGGCGCAGACGTTCTCGCCCTCGCAGCTCGCGGCCATGTTCGATCAGATCGGCCACAACCGGCGCGACCAGAACCCACCGCAGGGCGAGGACAACAACAAGTCCCCGCAGCAGCTGCAGATCAGCATCCCCGGCGCGACCGGCGGCGGCAGCTTCACCGGTATGGCGGAGGGCGGCTACGTCACCGGGCCGGGCTACTACGCCCCCGGCGGCCTGACCCAGTCCGGCATGCATACCCTGGGCACCCAGGCGCACTACAGCGGTGCCAACGTCAAGCCAGCGATCAAGCAGCCCGGCGTGCATCTGATGTCTTCGTCCAGCATCCCCGGGCGCACCGATCGCATTCCGATGCGGGCGAAGCCGGGGAGCTACGTGCTGCCGGCCGACGTCGTCTCGGGGCTGGGCCAGGGCAACACCATGGCCGGCGCCAAGATGTGGGGGCAGGCGATCATGGCGGCGGCTGGGCCGGCGGGCGCCGGCACCATGGGCGCGCTGCGGCGCGGCACGATGCCGAAGGCGAGTGTGCCAGCCGGCATCAGGCGGGGCTCTACCAAGGGCTTTGCCGAGGGTGGCAACATCGGACACAACGGCGGCCTGCCGATGGACGACGAATATGTGCCGATCGTGACGGCAGGTGGTGAAGTGCTGGTCGACCCGGAGTTGGTCGAGGCGCTTGGGTACGGCAGTGAGATGCTGGGTAAGCGCAAGCTTGCCGAATCCGTCCTCAGCGTGCGCGAGCAGACGATCAAGAACCTCAAGAAGCTGCCGAGGCCCGTCGCGTAACTGGTCTGGAGACTCGCATGAGCCGAGTGTTGTACGACCCAGAAACCGGCGTGCCCGGCGTGCGGCTTGCCACCAAGAAGGACGAGGGCGAGATATTCGGCCTCCTGCTCATGCTGCATGCCGAGAACGGCTTCTTCACCATGAACCGCGACAAGGTGATCGCTGGCATCCAGTGGGCGACCGAGCGCCGTGGCGGGATCATCTATGTCATCGATGAAGGCCCGAGGGTCGTCGCCTCTCTCGGCATGGTGATCATGACCGATTGGTACAGCGACGATGAGTATCTGCACGAGCGCTGGAACTTTGTGCACCCGGACTATCGCAAGAGCGATTACGCCCAGAAGCTGCTGAACCAAGCGAAGTGGTCGCACGAATGGTTCAAGGCGCGCGGCAAGCTGATGCCGTTCTACTGTGGGATCAACTCGCTCAAGAGGACCGAAGCAAAGATCAGGATGTACGCGCGGCAGATGCCCTGCATCGGCGCCTACTTTGCGTACGGCATGGCTCCGCGTCAGCAGGACCTGATCGTGGAGGAGATGGCAGCAATCGAAGAGCGTACCCGCAAGAGTAATGCTGCACACACCCGCGAGGTGAGGCCGGTTGTCGAGACGCTGATTCGCGTCAGCCGGCATCAGGAGGAAGGCCATGTGTAAGAGCGGTGGTGGCTCGCCCCCGGTCCCGAGTGCGGCATCGACCACGTTCAACAGCACGGTCACGCCCAACCCGCCCGCTGGTGCGCTCTACACCGACTTCCTCAACCGCGCCAACGCGCTGTCCAACACACCGTTCAACCCGGCGATGCTGGGGACGGTGGCGCCGATGAACCCGTCGCAGCTACAGGCCGGGCAGCAGCTGTTCGGCCTTGGCATGGACATGGGAAACTTTGATCCCGCCAAGGTGCAGTCGATCATGTCGCCGTTCACCGAGAGCGTGGTGGAGGCGACGCAGAACTGGTTCAATAATCAGAACGCAATCCAGGGCAATGACTTACTCAGCCAAGCCATTCGCTCTGGTAACGCCTTCGGCGGTGACCGCGCTGGCATCGCCGAAGGCATCCTCTCCGGGCAGCAGCAGCTGGCGCAGGCACCCGTCATCGCCGGCCTGAGACAAGCCGGCTATACTCAGGCGCTAGACGAGTACAACCGGCTCAAACAGTTCGGCCTGCAGGGTGCAGGCGCGGCGCTGGGCTGGGG